GTTGATTTTTTCAGTCTGGTCTGACATGGCTCACTCCCTTAGTCCTCTGTAAATACAGCAACGTACTTGCAAGCAGATTCATTTTCTGCAAGCGGAGTAACTTCAGCTGTAAGGATTTTGTTCGTTCCGATAGATTCACCGTTTCTTTCCCAGTGGTTGAAAGTGAATCCTTCTGCTTCAACAGCAATCAGAGAGAGCTCTGAGTTTGCAACAGCAGAGCCAGAGAGAGGGAAGGCTACACAACCAGCAGTAGAAGCTGCGGCTGGAGAAACTTCACTTGTCCAAGCTACAGGAGCAAGCCTGAACGTAGCTGTAAATACAGCAGTATCAATTCCCTGCGGAAGTTCAGGTATTGTAAAGTCAAGGGAAGCATCTGTAGAGATAACGTTTCCATTGAGTGACCATGACACAAAAGCATAGTTCCTTGCAGGAATTGCCTTAAGTGCAATACTGTCACCTACGTGGATTTTACCGCTTGCAGGAGTTGCAATAGAACCAGTGCCTCCTTCTGCTACTATAGCAGAGAAAATAACCTCAGCTTTTTCATCTTCCACGAGAGTTCTTACATTCTCTTTGACAAGGAATATCTGAACGACTTTTGATTCTGTATCAGGTATCTCCATATTTTCAAGAGCCTGAACCATATCAAGGGCATTGATGTCCTCAATGCTGCCATTTTTGTGCGTAATACGATACGCATTGTAGATTTTAGTCTGCATAGTCTCTCCTTTTAATTTGTAAAATAGAATCTCATAGAATCTAATTTTCCGTTCTTCACGGTGTTTGATGTACCGAATGAATCAAAAATTACTTTTTTGGACTTGTTAAGACGTACAAAATGTCCGTAAATGTAAACATAGCGTCCGAAAACAAAGGCTACGTTAGAAGGGATTTTTTCATCTGCTGCATGGTGCTTATTGTCATATCTTACGGAAAGAGCAAAAAACTCATTTGCAAGAGCATTGTGGTTTCTTACCTCAGCCTCTCCTTCATCTTTGTAATCACCGTCATGATTTAAATCACCGGATATGTAACCCTTTTTCTCAGCTTCTTTCCATATCTTGTTGAGAGCTTTTCTTCCTTCACTCCCTTCAAAAATAAGCGGAGAAGCGTCTGCAAAACATAGGAAAAGACACCCGTAGTCCCTTATTACGGGAAGAAGTTCTCTGTCTGACTGTTTAATACCTTTAAGCATAAGAAAAGCCTCCTTATGCTTTCATTATAAGTCATAAAGAGGCTTTATGCAATATGCTCTCTGTAGTTTTAACTTGAGTACTGCTGGTCTGCAATATAGAGAAGCCAGTCCAGTATTTCCTGTACATTGTTTGTAGGAGTACCTTCTGACCACCATGCTCCGTAGTCTGTACCTACTAACAACATGTATTTACCATAAGTAATGTCTTTGTACTGGTAATAGGTGGTGATATTTCCTCCTTTGATCCATACTTTGCCATTACTGGACTTGTACACTGAGGAGTCAAGGTCACTACAAGTAATGTACTTTCCGTCTACAGATAGTATAGGAAAATCAAACCTTATGTTCCCTGCTGAAGGTGTAGTGCTGACTAAAGACCAGTTTTTCCCGTCAGTAGAAGACATAACAGTAAACCTAGAGTAAGCTAACAGTTCACTAGAGGTTTGAATAAACTCATAAAAAGGATAGTCCAGATTTGTCGTTACCTTTGTCCAAGAGCTGCCGTTATTTGACCGCCAGAGAGCAGCATGTCCAGTTACTTCATAACCTCCGGCAATCCATAGATTATTATAGGGAGTGTAACCATAAATGCAGGTACTAGAGTTATCAGTTACACTTGAACTAGTAGACCAAATTTTCCCATTATTAGAATAGTGGATAACTTTTGCTTGATAGTCATAACAGAACCACTTTCCATTAACATAAGCTAAATCATCTTGCGGATGTGAAGGTAAAGGCTCTGATATACTCTGCCAAGTAATTCCGTTATCTTCAGAGTAGAATGTCTCGTTAATAGTTTGAGCTACCCACACGTTACCGCCAAAGCATATTTTCTGTATTTGGTTATCATAGTCTGATGCTCCACTTCTTTTGAGACTTGTATCCTCCCAGTTTATTCCGTCAGTCGAGCGGATTATTATAGACCGTGTGCTATTCAGCGCTTTTCTAGCACACAGGAATACCCCATTAGCATAAACAAGAACTCTTTGTCTAGGGTTAGGAATAGCTCCAGTTGAATCAGGGTCAGCGCGAGGTGACAGCTGGCTGTTCGTTGTGTCATTGTCGGCTACAAACCAGCGCTTTCCGTCAATAGAGTAACACATCCGGTCAGAAACTTGACTACCTCCCGCATGAGGAACAGCTCCTACAAAAATACCATTTCCGTAAGTGATATGTTGTATTGTCAAAGTCATGTTTCCTCTAGTTAAAGTTCGACCTATTGCTCTGCGGTCTATTCCCGTAACATCAGGAGTAGTCATATCTGAAGCAGTTACTTCAACATCTCCTTCATTGTCAGGTGAAAGACCGTTTACTGTCCTTATATTACCCGCAGGGATACATTGCCATATTGACCCGTTGAAGATAATTCTGTCTCCCGGAGTATACGCAGTTGAACCTTCTCCCAAATCCTGAGTACCTCCTGTCCCAACTATGTATTCGTCTCCGAAAACACCTGTAGCTGTAGACCAGTTTTCGCCGTCAGGAGACCACCAAGAACCATTATCTGTAGGGAACACTACCCACGTTCCTGAGTAATACGCTATAGTTTGAACTCTATATCTATAATCAGAGAACTCACTTCCTGCTGACACTGCCTGTGACCAAGTTTTTCCGTCTTCTGAATAATAAACTCCGCTGTCGTGACTTACTGCTAACCAGACACCATCTGAATACATGACCTGTCGCATTGTAGCCAGAGTGCCTGTATAGGTACAGGAAGTCCAAGTTTTTCCGTCTTCTGACCAAGCAGCAAGTGTATTGTCAATGGTAACAACAAAAATACCGTTACCGTAAGCTATTGACCTTGTGGCGTCACTTGCATACTCAGTAGACTGTGACCACTGAGTACCATCTTCTGACCACCATATTCCGTAATTACTTGTAGTAACCCATATACCGGAAGCAAAAATAACATTATAGTGACTGGTAGAACTTGTACCAGTTGCTTTCGTCCAAGAATTACCATCGTCTTCAGAGTACCAGAGACCATTCTCTTCACTACAGGCAACCCATTTTGCATCTGCAAAAAGAACTTTATTGAAGCTGATTGAGTCAACAGATGAACTTTGTGTCCAGTTTTTACCGTCAAGTGAGTAACATATTCCATGCTGAGCAGAACAGGCAATCCATACTCCGTCAGCAAACTGTATATCCATGAAAGTCCATAATTGCATGGAAGTTGTACTCATAGGAGTCCAAGTTTTTCTGTCGGTTGACCAGTAAAGCCCGTGATCTAAAGCTCCGACTACAGTAATATTTCCGTCAGTTGCAGCACACAGGAAATTATAGTAGGATGCTCCTGAAGGAGATATATCTTCCCATGCTTTGCCGTCAGTTGAACCCCATAACCCGTGTGACTCCGCTCCTGCTATAAAATGTAAAGCTCCGCTTGCTGTAGTCAGAAGTGAAGTAAAAGTGTAACCTTTAATTGCCCTGTCAGGAGAAAGTTTAGGACTGTCTGTCTGAGCGTTCCACGCTCCTTTATATTCTACTACAGATAAAGGAAGCTGAGAGTATGGTATGCGCCCATTCTCATCAAGAGTTGCAATTCCGTAAGGCTTTCCCAGATATTGAAGGAAAGAAGAGAGCATAGTAGTAAGTAAATCTACAACTTTATTCAGATTATAAGATATGCGTCCGAACATGTGGTTTACAAGCATACGAGGCAGAACACTTACTACACTTCTGAATCCTTTTGCACTTACGGAATAGTTAATCTTCAGCAGGTTTATATCTGCTATAGGAATGTTATTGTGTTGATTATAGTCATATGTGCTTACACCATTGACTATATCGTGACTATAAGCGTAATCGTCATAAGCAAAATTAGCCATTTTATTCTGTGCTAGTTTTTGTCCTAAATTAAACAGAGGCTCTAGGGTTTCCCTGAAAGACATACATTTATCTCCTTATGTTGTAGTATATCCGAACTTTTCCTTCAGATAACTTATTATATCTGATATTGATGCTTTTGTCTGCTTTCTAGCTGAAAAAGCTCCGGCATTACTGCTTCCGGCAAGCCATTTGTTCAGTTGTGGAACATACAGAGTAGTATTGAAGTTACTGCTGCCTTCAGTCTCTGCTTGCTTCCACTTTTTACCGTCTATTGAATACCATACTCCGTCAGTTGAACTTGTTATCATCCACATCCCGTCTGCATAAGTTACTGAAGTTACATTAAAATAAGGTATTGAAGTTGTCGGAAGCTGAGCCCAGTTTTTACCATCAGTTGAACTGTAAAGTCCATTAGCTCCTGCCAGATAAAGTCCGTCATGATATGCTATAGTACGGTAGGCTCCGCCTGATGTACCTGTTCCCTTTGTCCAAGAAGTTCCGTCAGTTGACCACCAGATACCTCTTCCGTCACTTCCGGCTAACCAAAGAGAATCTTCTTCATTATACATAATAAAGCGAAAAGTAGCTGTTTGAAAACTGGAATCTGAACTGGTACAGTGTGTCCATATTACAGCAGGAGTTGATGAACACTTAAGTATTCCATGTTGATATGTTCCTGTTAAGACTATTGTACCTACACAACATAAATACGGCACTGCATAACTAGAAATACTGGAGTCTGCTGTATTGCATTGCTCCCAGTTTTTACCGTCAGAAGAACGTAAAATGCCTTTTCCGTTTGTTCCGGCAAACCATTCCTGTCTGGAAGCAGAATAAATAATGTAATTACAAGGTGTGTTTGTTATATCTGCTGTACCTAAAGTCCACCTTACACCGTCTTCGCTCCATGTCGGAAGTACAGAGCCACTTCCAGCAACAAGCAGAGTACCATTTGAAGCAACCATATAAAATATATTAGAAGTACGGTCAGGCGACTGCTTCCACGTTACTCCATCCTCAGAATAATAATAGCCTCTATTTGCCAGACCAATACACTTATTAAAGGCATACGCAAACTTGTTAAATTGTGTAATAAAAGGAAGATTTATCTGATGAACTGTCTCAAAATCAGTAGAGTACCACATTCCATAGAAGGTGGCACCTGCTAAAGTAATGCTCGGTGTAGCACAAAGACAATACTGGTCAAACCTCATGGAAGCAGTTTCTCCGGGTAACTGTGACCAGTTTTTACCGTCAGAAGATACCCACAGACCTGCATTGTAGCCTCCGGCAATCCACTTCTTCTGAAGTTCTGAAGTTGTTACTGACACTGTGTAAAACGTATTTGCCCTGCTTAAACCCTGAGTCCAGTTTACTCCGTCTTCCGTCCACCAAAGTCCTCTGGTACTTCCTCCAACAACTGCAAAGTTACCGTCAACTTCTATGTAGTAGAAATAAGTACTGGGAGTGGTTTCACTTCTAGTCCAAGTAACTCCTGAATCACTGGAATACCACATTCCATTTGAAGCAGAAGCAATGAGCCTTCCGTTGTTGAGTTGTTTAATTGAATTAAAGTTTAAAGAAGATGTATCGCCAGTTATCTGTGTCCAGTTTACAGCATCCAGAGAAGCCCATAAACCATGCGCTTCAGAACATGCTATCCACTTTCCTGTAGAAAGATAAATTATCTCCCTGAACCTGTAAGTGGAAGTTACACCTGTAGCCTGAGTCCATGTGTCTCCGTCTCCATCGTCTGAGTACCATAATCCGGTATTAGAATTAGAAGCAACAAAAGTATCACCATAACTTCCTCCTGAACAGATATAATTATACTCCCCGACGTTCGTTCCTCCGACCTGCACCCAGTCATCTTTACCGTTCCAAGCCTTCCATATTCCACAGTAACTTCCTGCTGCAAACCAGTGATCATTTATGTCATCCCATATAATGTATCTAAAAGAATTAGTTGTTTGATTCGTCTGTGTCCACGTAAGTCCATCGTCTGACCACCATATTCCATATCCTTCTACGGAAGCCATGTACATGTTATTACGGAAGAAAATGCACTGTATTTTAAACTTCTCAGTACAAGTTCCCTGAATATATTTTGTTTCCAGAGGATATGGTAAATCTGCTTCTACATCGTCTCCGTACAGAACAACATTTCTATCAACTCCCGGAGTTTTATGATTTACTGTATCTACATTACCGGAAGCAATTTTTTCCCATACACTTCCATTGTAAATAACCTGATCTCCTGCAAAATACTTAACTCCTCCCTGCGTTCCTGCTACAGAAACAAGGTACATATCTCCTTTCTCTTTAGCCACTGTACTTAAATCTGGTGTATTAGTTGAAGCGTTCCACGCTCCTCTGTAATTTATTACGTCTTCCGGTATCTGACTCTCCGGCACTCTTCCATTCGAGCCAAGCGAAGCTATCCCCGTACCGTTCTGTAGAGAATCTTGAATTAAAGCAACAAGTACCTGTACCGTATCTATAACTTTATTAAGGTTGAAAGAGCTTCTTCCGAAAAAATGATTTATAAGATTACGTGCAAGAGAAGCAGACTGACTTCTCTCTCCCTTAGTGAGAACTCTTGTATTAGTGGCAGTTGCTTCTTCCGTAGCTTCCGGGATACTGTTACCTTTATTTTCATTCGTTGCTACTACGTCCGTGACGTAAGCATCCTGTGTATATGCAAAAGAAACAACCTTATTGCTTTTAAGTGAAGTAAGCTTAGCTGTAAGTTGTGTGAAAACATCAAGTAAAGCCATTTCTATTCCTCCATAACCATAACAAACTGAGGAAACTTCATTGTTACAAGGTAATTAAGAAGCTCCAAACGTTGTTGTTGTGACGTGACAACTACTTCATTTACTCTATAAGTAACAGTAAACGATACTGTCTCTAAGTTTTTTTCGATACTTACTATTGTAACAAAACCGCAGGGACATATTGTTTCTACCATTTGCACAAAAGACTTTATATTCACTCCATTGTAACGTATGTACTGCATTACCTTAAAGAGTTCAAAGAACATGGCATAGCTTATGGGAGTTACTCTGAAAGTTCCGTCCCATAGATAAAGGAAATTATTACCGTAAAAATCAGTATAAGCTTCATCTAAAGGTGGAGAAGGGAGCACAGCAGAAGGCTTAACATTCCCGTTATTGTCAAGAACATCATCAGGTGTACTGGAAGAAGCTATATATCCTTCAACACTTTCGTCCCCTACCATACTGCTCTTTAAATCATCTGTAGACAGTAAGTTAATGTCAGAAGGATAATCGTCCTGTTCAGTGTGCACAAAGTCAAATCCTTCTGTTTCTCTGCTTAAAAGTCCTCTTTCTGATCTTTCCTGTCCGTTTACTTTATTGCTTTCCGTAAACCTCAGAATACCATATCCTGTCTCAGTGCTTAAGTTAGCTAAATGTACACCTGCAAAAGCTCCTAAACCATAAGCTACATCAGGAGGCATTGATTTCAGGTCAAACTGCATGTGCTTAAAGTTTGATAAAAAATCTTTAATGTCTTGACTTGCCAGATTTAAGAGATTATTAAGTCTTGTCAAATAATAACCGTTTATTTCTCCTCTCAAAAACCTGAAAAACTCTTTACTCAATTTAAGCCTCCGTTACAGTAACTGAAGTCAAATAAGGTATTTGCGAAGTCGGAACTGAAACATAGGGCACTGTTTCATTTCCTAAAACGAAATCTACGTTAAGTATTTCAACTCCAGCAATAGGAGATTCCTTTAATTTACTATAAAAATCCTCTTCTTTAACATAATCTTTATGCACATGCCCTCTGAAATTGTTGTACAAATAAGTTTGTATCTTTTCACGAGCTTCAGCTAACGTTAAAGTTACATCATCAAGTTTAATCGTAACTGAAGCTGCATAGTCACACCGAGTAAAAGGTATAATATACACATTATACTCTCCATTTACAAAAACATCGCTTCTGAAGCTTGTTTTAACTGCACCTAAAACATTTAATGTCGGATAAATACTACTTGAAGCCACAATTTCAGCAATTTCGTTTCGTGCTGAGCCTTCAAAAAATACAGCCATGTAGAAAGGTGGAATCGTGTAGCTTTCCTCTGTTAAAGGCGTGAAGGTATTGTTAAACAGGATTCTGGCATCAAATAAATAAGGGAGTCTCTTAAGTTTATCCTCAAGCTCTTTAATTGTAAACTGTCTTGTTGTGTCTGAAAGGATTCTGTTTCTAAACTCAATTAAAGTTTCTTCCGGTTCTCCTAAAAGATTACTGTTGTCAGAACAAGAAAATGTAAGTCCGTCTGGTACTACACCTCCGTCCCAAGTAACGTCAATCTTTTCCTGTGCTGTTACAGGAAATCTGCCTATCTTTTCAGACATAGCTATGTATTCTACAGAACTGCCTTGATTTATAGATTTATCTTCAAGCACTTCAAAGACAAATACAGTATCTTCATCTAAAGCATAACTGTACAGTCCACGCTGCAAAGCCATAGAAACTCTGTCTCCCGTGTTACTTACTGTAATAGCAAGACCTGAAGCTGACCCCAAAAGTCTTTCTGTTCCAACAAGAGTGGCTACGCTCTCAAGGTCTTCTTCTGAGCAGGAAGCCGGGTCGAACTTATTTCTTAAAACAACACATACATTATTTATTACTTCAAAGCCTTTAGATATTGCTTTAAGTAAGAGATAAATTATGTTCGTATTGCTTCTTGTTATTCTTCTCGGAGCAATAAGTTCATCAAACCAGTTGCACAGAGAAGTGAGAATAGTATCAAAAGTCTTAATTTCCATTATGCCACCGCCTGTAATGTGTATTTTAAGAACGAATTACCGTTAGCATCTGTAACTGTAGCAAAGTTTACCTGCACGGCAGGTGTTACTTTTGCTACAGCATTAGTAATATCTTCCATAAGTTGTACTACGTTTATCTCTTCAAGAATTGCTTCACTCCACCTTATGCCATCAGTAAGGTCAAGAGGGTCTAAGCCTTTCTGCCATATAGTTGCAAGAGCACATGCTTGTTCAGTGATGTCCTTTTCTTCAGTTAAAAGCTCTGCTCCAGTGATAATTTCATTATTGTTTTCATCTGTAGTTATGACAGGATAAATGTCTATTATGTTTGGAGAGATTACGTATTCTGTGCCGGAAGGTTGTCTTACGGCTTCCTTCGTATAAACCTTAACGTCCATACCCTGATTATACTTCGTATTTTACGAGCGGTCAAGGTACCGTTACATCTGACTGTCCTGCGTCCGTTATCTTTACTTTTACTTTTACAGGCGTAGAGCTACCTGTAGAAGAGTCAGTAAATGTTAAAGTTGCTTCTCCTTCATCTCCTTCCTGTACCGCAGGTTTACTGCTTTCCCCGCTCAGCTCACATACGTCTTCTACTGTACCACTTATTGTTATTGTTCCACTTGGACAGGTAAGGTTTCCCTGTGACAGAGTTGTAAGCTGCACATCAATGTCCCCAAAATAAACGCCTGTACCATTTACCTTAATAGCAGAGGAAGGTTGCGTTACTATTACAATGGAAGCTGCTTGTTGTCCTGAAGTTATCTGGACAGTGCATCCCTGTACGGCAAGACTACTCATGTTGTTATCTCCAATTTACCGTTTATCTTAAGGGAACTGCTTGAGGTTTCAATTTTGTTTCCGTTTTCATCCTGAATAGTCATGCCTGATTTATTTATATCTATTGTTGATTTATTTGAGTTTAAGACACATGTTCCATCAGGATTTATCTGTACAGTGAAAAGATTCTTACTGTCATCTTCAGAATAAGCAAGATTTATACTCACTCCATTTTCATTTACAGTAACATTATTTTTATGAAAGGAAGGCTGTATCTGATTTACAAGGAAAGCTATTCCGCCTGTAAGGACGTATCCGTCACAACTTTCAGTGACTATAGATTCATTTACTGAAGCCTGAAACATTCTCCCTGCAAACTTACGAGGGAAAAGGACTATTACCTTGTCATTTATTTGTGGAACAATGTTTACAGCTATTGATGCAGTTGCTATAGAAGCCAGAATACAGTTTGTAATTATTATATCTTCTTTAGTATTTGCTGCTGACATTTCTACCGTAACAATACCGTCAGCAGGAATGTCTTTAATTATTCCAAACTCTACAATGAAGGTAGAACCTAAAGCTCTGTGAAAAATATCTGATTCAGTAAGCCCTAAAGCCTTAAGAAGATTATTGTCTGTGTTCATCCCTACCTCCGCTTTCCTGTACACACAATAGTGCACTCATTTACGTCTTCTACTGTAGCAAAAGAAACTGTCTGCCACAAGGCGTAAAACTCATCTTCTGAAGCATTGAAGTTGGCATAATATGATACAAGACCGCCTAAAGCATAGCGTGACTTAAAATAAAACTTTTGAAACGGATTCAGGAAGAAAAAGAACGGACACACAATCGTGCACAGTGCATCTGTAGTTATATTGTACACCGCAGGAAGCTTATCTTTCCAGTAAAGAGACACTGTATCTTTAGAGTAAATCTTTTCAAGCTCTGTCTTATCCAACATGTTCGATATATCTGTAAGCTCATCATTTCTGTACACAAGTATATTCCCGTTAGATACAATCGGCTCAATGCCAAGACTTGAAAGTCCGTATACATTTTTAATACAGTTCATTTTCTCTAAAGCTGACTTTGCAGCAGGAATTGTCAGAGCTTTAGGAAGCACTGCATTTCCTTTATCATCATACTGTATCTTCTCTTTGTCGTACTCTTCTGCAAACTCTCTTGCTCCCTTAGAAAAATAAACCTGTACTCCATACTTTGAAGCATCTTTTTCAGACAAAGTTTTAGAAGTGGTGAAATCCGTAGAGCTTGTAAGTTGTATTGTAGTATTCTCAGGAAGAGAACCTTCCCGCACATAATGCCTCGTTACAGCCTGATAAAATGTTTCTTCAAGGATAGTTCCCCTTCCGTTTCTGCTCATATTATTGTAATTTATGCAATAGGCTTTCTTAATGATTTCCTTGTAATTATCAGGAATACCTTTCTCTGAAGCAATACTTTGTAAGCCTTCAGAGTAAAGGTTTCCTACAAAGCCATGAATGTGCACTGTCATGTCCGGCGGAAGCTTATCTGTCTGAACGTAACTTACCCCATCCATTGTAATAAGGGTAATTCCGTTTCCTTTAAGTTTTTCTGCATCAAAATCAAAGAGGTCTTTAACCGTTATTCCTGTCTTTGCTTTTCCTGAAAGGCTCTCAGCAAACTGACCGAAGTATCCCATAGCGAGTTCAACTTTCGTAAGCTGAAAAGTTTCATTGTTGAAGCTTCTTATCATTTTTCCGTTCTTATCGAGCATGTAAAAGTTGTTAATGAAAATGTCTATGGACACAGGTGTACTCATCGATACACGCTTGTACTGCACTTTAATTGACGGTTTATACATGCACTTACGGATAAAACATTTATTCATCTTTTTATATCCGTCAAACTCACCGTCAGCTACAGCTTCCATCATGTGAGGAAAATACATTTCATAGTCACTTCTAATTATGTACTCTCCTTTCTCAACAAGATTCCCGTCTTTGTTTTTCTCGGCAAGAGTAAGCTTTAAGTTTATTACTTTGTCAAAAACATCCAGTGCTCCCAATTCACACTTGAATCTGTCCTGAAGCAGGGAAGTGTAAGGTGCTTTTTCGTTACTCATCTTCTTCCTCATACATTTCTATAGTGCAATATTTCATGTTATCCTCAGTAAGCACTTTGCCTAAATACTCACTGTGTCCTGAAGTCAAAATAAACCTGTCATTCCCTGTACCTATAACAGAAGAACAAAGAAGATTACTGCTTCCGTCAGAAGGTTGTATAAGAATATTTATCTGCTTTACTTCTGTAACAATAGCATTACTGTCCTTAAAGTCCTCAGACACATTGTTCAAGACAAGCGTGCTTCCATCAGGCATTGTTGAAGCAAAAAAATCATAACTGAAATCTACTTGTGAAAGGTCTATAGTCATGTTACTCTCCTAAAGTTGCTGACATAGCAGATATAAAAGCTTTAGTTACAGCCTTCTGTGCTGTACCAAGTTTAGATGATATACCAGACATAATGCTTAAAGCAGAAGCTTCCTGCTTTCTGAAAGTCAGAATAGGAACTTCCTGACAGGTAAGTGTCCCTTCATAATAGTCTCCGTTTTCTCCTGTCTTAGTTATATCACAATCTTTTATTACAAGATATTTGAACTTCCATCCGTTCCATATCTTCATTTTAAGAATACGTCTGTTTTGCCACATGTATTCAATGGAAGCCTTATTGTAGTCCTGTTGTTGTAAGAGCATATTGATTATAGAAGCAGCTCCGATAGAGGTACCATAAAGCCCTTTAAGAAGCGTTTTAATTATGCTTATACTGTTATTTGCAATTCTCACAGCTGACTGTTGCCCTGAGCTCATTGTAGTTCTTCCGTTACTGTCAAAAATAAACTTCTCAGCAGAAGCAACTGATTCAAAAGAAAAAGAAGAGTTCTGGAAAGTAGAGTCATTTGCCGGAACGATTATGTCCATTTTATACGTTTTTGGCTTAAGTATAATGTTGTCAGCTACAATGTTTGTAACTCCTCCTTTTGTTGCATCATTTGTATCTGCTGCCGTATTATAAAAAAGCATAGGCTTCTGACTCACTTCTGAGCTCATCTGGTCAGTCATGCTCTTTACATAAAAGAAAGCAATAGGGTAGGTAGGGTTTCCCTGTTCATACTCCCAGTTAGGATCATACAGGAAAGTAAGATTGTTGAAAATCTTAATCAGAGAAGTATTATATTTAAGTCCTGTTATAAGTGTAATAGGCGAACTCGTTTTTCCTGCAAGCTCCGATAAAGCTACATTATCTATCATCTTGTCACACTCCCTTTCTGAGCATTGTCTGTCATTCCTCCAAGTACCACTGTACGTTCTGTATCTCCCAGAACAACATCCTGTGCATCTATTGTGTATTCAAGCTTCTTTGTTTCATTTCCTTGTTTTGACCAAACAACAACATTTACTGTTCCCTCTTTTTCATTGTAGCCACTGAAAGTTGCTGATGTTCCGTAAGCTGCATTTTCACGCATAAAGTTCTGTACTGCTTTTATCTCCTTTACAGCTTCCGTTAAATAAGTTAATCCAGCAGTATATCCCGCTTCCTGATACTCCTGTTCACGCATATAGGATATTGCTGCTTCTCTCTGTCCTTTAGTAATGCCCCATCCTTCTTTATCAGCATTCTCGTATACCTGATAAGCTATTGCCTGTTTAAGTTGAGCAGCTTTATTTTTATCTTTAAGCATGTCTTTTAATGTATTTACTTTTGTACTGTACCACGTAAAACTTGTATCTCCTGTAAACTTTTTATACAAAAAATCTACAAGTGAAGCGTTATCTCCTGAATCTAAATCCAATATAGCTTCAGCATTTAATGCTCTGCCTCCAAAGAATCTATCTTGTACATGCTTAAGTATCTCAGCACTGTCCAAGTTTTCCGTAGCAAACCAACCTTTATCATATTTAGCACCAACAAAGCCAAGTGCCGGAATTGCATCCTCCCCTGATATTTTACTTCTTGTTCTCCTACCGTTTCCTATATCAAAAGTCTTAAAGGCACCTTTTACGGCTTTTTCTGTTTCACTCTGTATAGCTGAAGGTGTATAAGCCCCTTTATCATAAGCAATGTTGCCCGATTCCTGTCCTTCCTCTATATCCTTGAGTGCCTTAGCCTCCTTATTACTGGCTATTTCAGCACTAATAATAAAGGCAAGAGCCTGTCGTCCTTTATCTGTTCTGAAGAAAGACATAAGACCATTGAACTCAGCCTTTTGTGTGCTCGACAACTTAGAAGGGTTCCATCCTACTTCATTTAACTTCCTTACTGCTGCTTCCGGTGTTGAGCCTAAGCTCTTATAAGGTACATCTTCCATTAAAAGAGAAGCATTACTAACTGCGTTATGCGCAAGAGTTCTCATATCAGAAGCTGCCTGTTTATTCAATGCCCAGTTACTTTTATCTTCATCATATCTCTGCTTCTGACTCTTACCTATATCCCAGTTATCAATTTTATTTATCAATCCGGCAAGAGAATCTAAAACCAACTTTTCTAAGCTCTCTTTAAGTAAGTTAAACTTTGTTTTTACGCTGTCTACTACCTGTCCAAGCTCTGCAAAATGTTTGTCGTCATAAGAAGTAAGCCCCATATTATATGTTGTAGTAAGTCCCATATAATCAGCAAAAGCATTTTTCTCAGATATTCTCCCTCTGTATATTCCCGTATCATTTGTATAGAACATATTGCGCAATACTTTAGCAAGTTCTCCGAGCCCTGCTTTTTCAAGAGCTGTAGCAAGTTCACGCTCTGCCTGATACTTTCCTACCTGAAGTCCCGTTGAGTTTATTCCCTGCTGTCCGCGAGCAAAATAAGTGTCTAAAATAGTAGACATGAGTTTTTCAGGGTTACTCTGTCCTAAACCGAGTTTTATTCCTTCTACTACATCTCCTTTCAAAACTTTCGCAAGTTCTGAAAGCATATTTGTGTCAAGGTTAGTAATGTCACCTACACCGGATTGAAGCTGAGCAAGCCCGGAAGCAAAAGTTCCTTCTTTAAGCCCCATAGCCTGTTCCTGTGCTCTGAAAGCACGTACCTGACCGTAAGTAATACCTAAAGATTTTGCTTCTACGCTTTCTTTCTTTACTTCAGAACCTCTTGCTAAAGCTGTCGTAAGTATACGTCTTGCAATATCTGCTATAGCCGTAAGTATAGCTGTTGCTACAGTAAAGCCATGCAGGATTTTACGTCTGTTTGTTTTTTCTTCTTTTTCTGAAGCTCTCTGCTCTCTTAAACTCTCAGCTTCCACTCTTCCGCTCTGTACATCTCTTGAGTATTTGTCTGCCTGTTTAAGAAAATCCCGTGTAAAAGCAGAAGTTAAACTTCCCTTAGCTTTGCTTGTATCTCCACCGAACTTAGCTAAAGCACCCTGCCAGTCAGATTCACTTATAGCAAACTCAATAAGCATCCTATCCTTCATCTTGCGTGAAGGATCTGCTTTAATCATGCCTCCTTGAGCTTCGACTGCTTCTTTAGCAGCACGCTTTGCATCTGTTCCATGCAGGACTTTATGATAAGCTAACTGCCTGTAATCTGCACTTTTGGCTATAATATTGTAAGGGTCTTGCAACATACTTTTTTCTTTATAGCCATATCTTGTTTCAATATTACCAAGCACACTGTCAAACACTTTCTCTGCAAGTTGTCCCATATCACGTGGTACATCAAAAGAAGCAAAAGCTTTTCCTAAATCATCTACATGCTTTATTACCCTTACAAACCCGTTCGTTGCTGACTCAAGAGCTTTAGTCATCTGAGAGACCTGAGTGTTCCAGTCTTTAACTGTACTGGGTTCACTCAAGCCGATATTACTCATCGTAAATCTTGTAAGTTCTTCCTGACTCATTATTTACTCCTGTCAGCATCCGAAAGGATACTCTTTATTTTTCCCTCTACTTTGGTATACTCTAAGTATTCCATAAAATCAAGCCAACTTACAGGTTCACAATGGAACTTGTCAAGGTAAGCATAGTAAGTATACACAAACGAACCATAATAATAAGAATCTATTACCTTGTCTATCTGCTCAGTCAAAAGACTCTTACTCTTTACTTTCTCAGGCTCTTCATACGCTCTCTTCTCCCGCTCATTGTTGCCTGATAATCTTCTAATGAGCGAGGATATTTTTTTCCTAAGTAACCTGCAATAAACTCTACGAGCCAGTTTACGAGTACAGGGTACTCATCGATTATGTCTATACCCCTCATATTCATGTAACGGTCTGTAACTACAAACCGTGCAAGCTCTTCTTTATTTTTTCCGTCAACAAAACAGACAGCTACAATCTTTCCAGTAAGCATCTGCATTGTTATATCGTACATGAGGTCAAAGTTATCAGGATTACTAATGTCCAGTGCATTTAATGCACGGCACTCTTCTATAAGCCTTAACTGAGTAAACCCTTCCGGGAACTCAAACCTTATGTGCTCTCTCTGTATAAGAACCTTGTGTCTTTCTACAGCTTCTGTGTTTCCTAACACTGAAGCATCCAAGAATATTCCTTCCATACACTTCCTCTTTTCCTTAATCTGCACTTATTATATAACAAAAAAGAGCACAAGTAAACCTTGTGCTCTTTAATTTTACATTACACTCTACCTTTTAGGAAGGTAACTTAGAGTAACCACTCACTACAGGTGTAGTTCCAGATTTCCAAGTACCTTCTGCTACCTTTTTCTCGTCTGTGCTATCTGTAGTGTCATACCCGTTATCTATCTCATCTGCGAGTTCTCCTTCAGGAATACCGCTATTTCCTGTACTAAGAGGAATACTAGTTGTACTTCCTTCTTGAGTCTCGTAAGGACTAAAGTAAGCTTCAAGTCCTGACTGATTGCCGACAGCCCAGATACGTTTTTTGTTTTCTGCCGTTGATGTAGAAACTGCTTCAATCCAACCTGCATAAAGAAGCTGTACATTGTAAACAGCAACATCGTTACCTTCAGAAACATCATCCGGTACTCTCTGTGGCGTAACACCATAATAAAGCTTTGTAATTGCTTTACCGTCAATATAGTCAGTCTTGTACAGAAGACCGCCTACGCTGTCACCGAGTGAGCGGATAAGCTGTAAAGCTGCAAGGAAGTCACCCTTTGCTGCCAGACCTGAAGTTTTAACTACAGGCATTGTGATTGTTCCGTTAAGCAACTTGTTTGAAATAGTTACAACAGAACCGTCAACCATAACTACCTGCTTAGCAGAGTCCTGATTCTGGTTTGCTTCAAAGAAGCGTCCTTCGAGTTTACAACAGGCTGAAATATCAATTTCGTCTACTGCCGTTACACCCTGATTTGAGTCGTCAAGCTGACCTGCAAGGTAAGGATGACGGAATCTTATTGTGCTGCCTCCGGCAAGCTGAAAATGTGCTCTTGACTGTGTTTGAGCACGGTTATTACCATAAGCCATTTCCTATCCTCCTTAGAATGAAATTGAACCTGAGATGTCAACACCTTCAAGATCGTCGATGTATGTTGCAGACCATACGGCTGTTCCCTTGAACCACTGTCCCTGTTTTGCTTCTGCAAAAGGAGGGAAGTTTACTGTAATGTTTTCCAGTCTTCCAAGTCCTGCAAAAAGCTGAATGTTTCCGATAAGGAAACCCTGAAGCTGACTGTAAGTCTTCTGATTTACAAGTACAGGCTTAGTAAGAGTTGTTACATCCGTAGCAAACTTTGCCATGTCCTGTGAAGTCTTATAGTCAACGTACTTTGACATCATGTAAGCTGTAATAGGGAAGTTTGAACCACTTCTTTCACGGATAAACTCTGCATTATTATCAGAGTTATCAGCTACAGAAATGAAGTATCCTATTACCTTACTGTCAAGAATTGTTGTAATGCTTTCAGGAAGATTCAGGTTTACCGCTCCATTAAGAGGAGAAGGAAGTCCTGTAGGCTTTACCTTGTTGTTTGTGAGCCTGATTTTTGCGAGCTTGTTACCGATAAACTCACCTGTAACATTCTTTTCTTCAAACCAGTTTCCGAGAACAATCGGAATCATGAAAGCCCCGTTATGCAAGTGAAGCTCTGAGTGCTTGTTACCAATAAGGTTCCAGTAACCCCAGAAATACTGTGCACGGTCAGCAAGTGTACTTCCAACAAGCGTTGTACAGTGCTCAAGCTCCTCTGCCTGTGTCAGTGACATACATTTACAAATGTTTGTGTCTGAACTCTCAGGAACTGCTACCTTAAGTTCAATGAGGTCAAATGAAAGTGTTGACTCCATTTCACAGAGATATGACAAGCAGAGAGCCATATCAAAATAATTGCTGTCATCGTAATCTGTTTCAGCAGCAGGCTCTGTTTCAACCTTTGAGCCATCATAATGTTCTGAGAACAGTGTTTTAAACAGTGAGATGAAATAAAGCTCGTTAAAAGCTTTAGTTAATGGTTCCCATGTAATAGCACTTGCTGTTACAGTAGGTGTAAAGCCTGTATCATCGAAAACAATGATATACAGTTCAACTGCACTGTTAGTTCCATCATTGAACACCGGAAGCCACTGAGAAAGTAATACACTGCCCGGAGCAAGCACCTTTGTGTAGTTATCTACTGTTACTGTAATTACAGCATATTTGTCTGCTGTAACTTCAGAAGGTGTGTAACTGCCGGAAGCGAGGTTAGCTTCTGCGAGTGACTTTGGTACATAAATTGAAATACAGTTGAAAAGGTTATTTGAAACATTTTCTTCTGTTTTCAACGTTGAGCGGAACTTCATGAACCTTTCCGCTACTGAACCTATGTAATTTAAGTTCATCCTTAAACCTCCAATATTGATTTAGTCCTCTACAGTAATTTCACCTTTAATGGTAAAATCAATACCCTCTAAAGGTTTCCATCCAGTAGATACAACTTCATCATAATATAATTTGAAGCGAACGTCAAACGCTACCTGACTGTTCATGCCAAAGTAGTTAATTTTACGCGGTATTACAGGAGAGGTGTATTCAAGTTTTTCTGCATTGCATACTCCTGACCATATCTCAGTTACTCCGTTTCTTTTAGCAAGATGCCTTAAAGCCTTAGCCCATGTCTCAGCTTCCTTACCTATAAATCTAAGTAAAATGGAGGCTACACACTTCTGCCTGTTATAAGCATTTCCTTCTTCATCTTCCGTATAATCATCCTGCGTAAGACTTTCATCCCGCTCAATCCAGTACATTATATATGTATCTTTTTCATTAAGCTGCAAAGGATTTTCAAAATCTCCCTGCATAGGAATAATATATTTATATTTAGGTGATTCAAAATCCTGACTGAGTGCTTTTATTACTTTACCCTGACTGTCTTTAACTACATCTACTCCGAAGTACAAAAGATAAAGGGCTTTTCTTAAGTTATCAAAGTTTACACCAAGATACCTTGTTTTGTCCGCCATTTTTTATTACCTCCGAGTTTTACATAAAGTTGTATGCTTTCTATAAGCTGAGCCGTAGCAAAAAATACAGGCTCTTTTGAAAGTCCTGCTCTTACTCTGCGCCTCACGGTCTCAGGTGAGTTATCATGCATTATACATGCAAGCTGCAACTGCCCGCTCATCATACAATTTATTATATCATCCTTTATCATTTTTGCCAAATACTCACCTTCAGCTTCTTCCCAAGCTGAAGCAAAAGCTTCATACCGCCTGCGCTTCGCTCTCATTCCTCTGTTCACTTTATAACGAAGGTCAAACTCTCCACTCTTAGTTGCTATAGCTCCACTAAGCTCTTCTGAAGCATAGTCCAGTAAATCCATTTTAATTCTGTTAAGGCTTGCATCCACTTCAGGCTTCACTGTGTTAGGGTACACTGTCTCAAAATAATCGTCTATAAAATATCTTCCTTCATTAAAATGCTCGCACAAAATAAGGTAAAGCCTTCTGAATGTTACATGTCTTCCTCCGTAACTTCCGGCTGAAGTCTTAGGGTTACGTAAAGTGTTAGGAAAAGAGTATGTTATCTGCCAGTCAAAATCTTTTGAAAAGTTTAACTGTTCCTCTTTTCTCTTCCATTGCCCTCTCTCAGTATTCCTTATGTTGCGTTTATAATATTTAGATATATCATACCTTGTAGGAAGCCTCATTCTGTCAAAGTTTATACCTGTCCAGTTATGATATTTAGTATCATAATCAAGTATTTCTTCAGAAGACATACCTTCTGTTTCAATACTATCATAGGAATAATCATGTCTAATCATAATCATCCTGACCTAAGTTTACATATTCATGCGGTTCCTGTACATCTGAATTGCCTACAAAAGTTTCAAGTACATAAACATTAAAACCACCCTCAAATGACCAGTCAGAAGGATTCTTTATTCTGTAAAGTTCATCTTCTTTCTGTATAAAGTAATTTCCTACATTAAGTCTCTGTTTTGTCCATAAAGTAGGAACGTTTGTGTCTGCCAGTGCATCATTTTCCCTTAAAAGCTCACCACGTTTCATGTACTGGAATACGCCTTTAACTTTCCCTAAAAACTGTCTTTTAGAGAAGGAGCCTACAGGCTGAGGATTCATTGTATAATAATCAAACATCCTGAACTGCTCTGAAAAGAACAGAAGCTGATTACCGTAAACTCCCATTTACGCTCCTAGAAACCTGCTATTTCAGGTTCTGTTACTGTTTCTTCTTTAAGTACCTTTGTTTTCTTTTCTTTTTTACTTTTTTCAGTAGTTAAGCTTTCTTTAACAACTGATTTTTCTTCAATGATTTTTCCGTTCTGGAAAAATACCATTTTTTCATAGCGTGTAGCTTTCCCCTGTTTTTCAAGTTCTGCTACAGTAGATTCAAGCATTTTAGGAAGATTGTAGCATACACAAGGAACATAAACTTTTCCTGCAATACGTACTGAATATTTTACACTGAAAAACATATCTTTTTCTCCTTCTCACCCATGTGAGAAAAACATATTTATTTTCCCTGATGTTTTAATCATAAGGTAAGCTTTTGCTCCGTATGAATTACTTTTCAGAGATTGCAGAAGATCTGCATTATTTACTGCGCCTGCCGTTGAAGCAGTGTCACCAAACTGTATCTTAGTTCCACCTATACTCTTCATTTTTATAGGTATGCCTCCTGAACTTACTACTCCAAGCGACATATCCGGGAATAAATCAGTTATGTACCAAGCTGTCAGAAGCCCATAACAGAGCTGAGTTTTATCTACATACTCACGTCTAGGCATGTGCTCCCATAAATCACCTACACCATAAAAGAGAGTGTAAACGTCATTGATACAAGTATCTAAGAAATCGTTCTTCTCTTCAGGAAGAAGGTCAGGAAAACTTTGTCCGTAGCGTGTGCGAAACCATTCTCTGTTTATTTTCTCCGGTCTTCCGGCAGCTGTTACTTCCATAACTTAGAACCCTTCAGTTTCATCTTTTACGTCAGGAGCTTCAGTTTCATCTTTTGCATCAGGAGCTTTACTTGCAGCAAGAGCTTCAAGTTGAGCTTTAAGTCCTGCTATTTCTTTTTCTTTATCTTCAAGCTGCTTCTTTACTTTGTCAGAAGGTTTCAACTGCTTTGCTTCTTCCAGTTCCTTCTTAAGCTGAGCATTTTCTTCAGCCAGAGCCTCTGCCTTCTGTTCGCTTGTTTCAATCTTTGAAGCTTCTGTAAGTTCAAACTCTTTTGTTTCAAAAAGTTTCTTGAATCTTGTAAACTCATTGAGTTTTTCAAAATCATCATCTTCTACAGGTGTTATTCCCTGTACTGCAACGTTCCCTGTATCCATGTACACACGTCTTCTGAAGAACTCAATCTTTACAGGTCTTCCGTTCTTTTCAATTTCAAATGCAAGGTCATAGCGACCATTATTCTGAACATATTTCATAATATACACCTCTTTTCCGTGCTAAAAATATCTCCCGGAGATTTTAACCTCCGGGAGCCTTAAGGTTCAATCAATTACGATTCAGCGTAACCAAAACCTGTAATTACCTTTACGGTACCTTCAACCGGAGCAATTACGCCACCAATACGTTTGTACATTGTGTACAGGATACCTGTTCTCTGCCAGAGTGCAGGTACAACGTAGCTCTTAAGAAGCTCAGGATGAATAACTAATGAGTCCTGAGTTCCCATAGCATCCTCAATGGTAGGTACTGTAATAAACATGTAATCGTATGGGTTAGGGTTGAACGGATTCTGCTCGCCACCTGTAACAGACGGGTTAAGCATTGTATCAGATACGATTTCATATTCAACTGATACAAGACCGCCATCCAGTTCATTACGTACATTGAAGTTTCTCTTAATAATCGTGTACGGTGAATCAGGATTGTATACGTCTGAGTATACAGTCTGTGTAAGTGCCTGAAATACATATTCAGAAACATTTACACGTACCTTACGTGCCATATAATGATTTTCACGTAAGAAGTCACCGATGACTTTCTGCATAGCACGTACAATGTCGCTACCACGAGTTGTTGATGTCGTAGAAGTAAAGATGTCGTACATAGGTGTTCCGGTATATGCCGTTACACTCGCTACGTCAGCAAGACCGTCAATTCCTGCTTCATCCGAACCGAAGTAAATAAGAGCATCCTGCATACGGTCAAGAACCATCATAGCATACTTTTCACGGTCAGCCTTAATCTGTCCGGTTACAAAATTGCCTGACTGTTTTGCCTTGATGTCTTCCATAACATCAGATTCATAGTCAACTGAGATATTGAATACCTCGTCAACAATCTGAGCAGCTTCATTTGTAACTGAGTTAGAGTTGTTCTGCTTGAAGTTACCGCGAGCTACATTTGAGAGCTTACCGTAACCTTCAAAACTTTCCTTGAAAAGCCCAATAACATCAGCCCACGGATTATTGAAGCTTTCAACAGAAACAAGGTTTTTAGCATGGCTTGTTGCAAAAGGCTGCTTAATGATTTTTGTAAGCCATCCGATATTCCACATAGGAATAGATGTCTGTTCAAGAAGCGAGTCTTTATTTGCCGTGATAATGCTACCTTCTTTCTGAGGAGCACGTGCCGAAATAACGTACTGTCTTGTTGCAGGATCAAATCCCATAACAGGCTCAAGAGAATCCTGAACTTTCTTATGAGCTTCTGCCTCTGAAAGTCCTGACTTCATGAGAGAATCCATCTGACTGTCAATGTACTTCTTTGTTGAGTCGCTGATTTCACCATAACGAATTGCTTTCTGCGGATTTACACCACGAGGGAGTGCTTCCTTAGTACAAACTTTAGAATCCATACTGATTCCTACACCTGCACTGCGGATGTCCCCTGAAAGATGATCCTTGTCAATATTTATCGCCTGAATATGCTGCGATATTGAAGGAAAACGCTGCAAAATGTCGTTTTCCATAGCTGTTTTAAGCTTTTTATAGCTTACTTTCTTTGTCTGTCCTAACATTCCCGTCTCCTTTTATTTAAGCATAAATTGCAGGTGAGATATAAACCGTTACGGTCTTATCATCAGGGTTCATGGAAGCAATTTTTCCAACAAGTACGTCTGAGTTTGAAACTTTGTCAGAAGAAGTCTGAGCAAAATAAACAGCTCCGTTGCTTGCTGAAACCATAAGAACATAGCCGAGGTCTACGTTGTCAAATACGCTCTTCTTTGTTCCGAGAGCAGAATGTGAAGCTGTAGTAACTACATAAGCTTCCTTGTATTCAATGTATCCCTCTTTCGCCATCATTCCTTTCTGGAAAGCAGCTACTTCATCGTTAATTGCAGGGTAGCCTGAAGCAATTCCCGGTTCACGTACAATGATACCTGCAAACTTTGGTACAGCATTTGCTACTGTAGGTGCACCTGCAAATACCTTGTTGTCCTTCTGGTGAGCATCATAGAAAACACCGTCACCAAACTTTACTTTACCCGCACTCTGTCCGTCCGGAGAAAGAAGTGCCGAGTAACCAATTGTGTAAGAGTTCTCATGGAGTTTGAGAAGCATACCATTGTTGGTAAACGTTCCCTTCCAGATAGCTCCATTGTGCATTGACAATGATTTACCATTCTGTGTCATATTTTTCTCCTTATTTATTCAAGGAATGAGCTGTAGTCACGTGCTACAGTTTCATCTCCCTTGTCTGCCGAATCCAGTTCACTTCCTGTTACAGAAGCTGAAGCTCCGTCTTTAATTCCAAGACACTTCTTTACAGCACTCATGACCATAGGCTCAAGCATACTGTCAAGTACAGTCTTAATATCGTCTTTTGCAATAAACTCAGGAGCTGAGTCTTTGCTGCAACCGTCCTTTTCTTCCTTCTTGTCAGAATCTTCAGTCTTGTCTTCCTCATCCTTTTTGTCAGAGTCAGAATCTTCAGCCTTATCTTCCTCATCCTTCTTGTCAGAATCTTCAGTCTTATCTTCATCATCCTTTTTGTCAGAATCAGAATCCTTAACTGCATCTTCTGCCGGAGAAGACGGCTTAGATCCGAGTTTAGCAAAAGCCTTAGCGATTTCACTGAGACTGTCACCATGAATGTCTACCCACATACTGTCCAGTGTTGCTGTAAGCTCTGCTTCATTCTTCAAAGCCATTTCCTTATTGTCAAAACAATCTTTGACAATATCCACAAGTTTGTCTTTAGCTTCACAGTCTTTGAGAATAGACATAGAATCCAAGACACCCTTCATTTCGCCAGAGAGTTCTTCTTCAGTAGTTCCCTTACTGTTCTTAACAGCTGCAAGAACTTCCTTACCGAATGAAGAAGGAGCAGAGTCATTTACTGCCTTCTGCTTCTTACTGGCAAGCCATGCAAAAATACCAGTCCGCATAGGTCTTAGCCCTCCTATAATACTATCTATAACAGCAACACTTGAACCGCCTCTGCCTGCCCTTGTGATTGCCAAATGATTGACTTCCGTTATTTCATCAAGGATAATGTCGTATCCGACTTCTTCAGGGTTATCCACAAAATGCTTTGTACACGTATATCCTACTGAAACTTCTTTATTCTGTAAATAATAATCATGAAGTTCGTTAGTAAAAAACGTTATGTTTGATTTAAGCCCTATCTCACCTTCAGACTCTCCGTCTAAAGCTACTACGGATATGTTTCTGTCCAATACTCCGCCTGCAAGTTCCTTCCAGTTATCAGGTGTTACCCATTCTGAAGGATGTTCCTTAGTAACAGGAAGTGACTTGAACAGATCCTGTGCCTTGACAATAACGTTTGCAGGTCTGTACTCCCGGTACCATTCTTTTTCTACCGGAGGCTTGTTGTCTTCCGTAATAAATGAAGCTATCTCAGACTTATGGTAAATCTGTATGCCTGAACGGCAGAGAATAACATCTTTCTGTTCAATAAAAGGTTTTGCCTCTGAATCAGTTACCTTCATACTAGACATTCTAATACCTATTTATGTTTATGTCAAACTGCTTTATTCTGAGCTTTCGCCATTTTCTCATTTCGCTTTGTAGAACCTATCCTTGTCTTCTCATGAGCTTTCTGCTCAAGCCTTGAATATCCTTTTTCCTCTTTTTCAGTTTTATCCTTCAGTTTTTCAGACGCTGACTTTTCATCCTCTTCTCCTGTTCTTTTCCCGGAAGAAGCCTTAATCTCAGCCTTCTGCATCTTAACTCCTTCTTCCGTTGCCTGTGCCTGAGTCTTAGTCTGTTCTATGTCAGCTTCCTTCTGCTCCAGTTCAAGCTGATTACGTTTGTCGTCATTTTTATCGCTCTTGCTCTGTATAGTCTTAAGTTTTTCGAGTATGTCTGCCGTAGTCCTCATGTCACTTGAAACGTTCTTATCCGCCATTTCAACAGCAATATCCATAGGAAGTCTTGCAGATACAAGGTTGAATACTGTCTCAGAATGGAACTTTCCAATCTGTGCACGCTCAAGAGCATTTGCGATTACAGGCTGATCAAAATGTATCTGCGTGTATGGAAGAGCTTCCATAACTTCCTTATCCGTACCGAGCGCATCAATTATCATAATCTTTGCAAGCTGCTTAAACTGTGCCTCAAGTTCTTTATGAATCATCTGTACAGATTCATTCTGCTTAAAGAGGTTTCCCTGTGTGTCGTCACCTGAAGAGAAGTTTCCTTTTTCTGAAGAAAATAAAAGAGGCTCAGGAAGCGTAGCATCCGAAGCTAAATCCTGTCTTAAAAGACGTATAAGTTCCGGTACCTGTCCGAAATTACGGTCTATACTCTTAATATCTCCAAGTACATCCATAGTTATAGGATTATCAGGAGAAGCTTCACGTGTACGTATGGTATCCTGTTCTACAAGTGAATCCAGTGCATTTGCTCCTTCCGTAGCAAGTACTCCGTCTACGTTTACTGTACGTGCAAGTATGGACATCTGCTGTATCATAAGAGGTAAGCTCTGTATGGCTACCTTATAGTTCATACCTGACTGTAAGTATCCGCACAGGTCTGATATACCCCATCCCTGATTTAATACCTGTCCCCAGTATCCCGCCTGCTTTGCCGTTACTACTCTCGCACAACGTCCATGATATACGTCACTTCCCAAGAAAGGTATGGTATATACATCCGGTCGCAAAAAGTCCTTCTGTGTAGGGTTGTAAGGCGGAATAATAAATGTATTCCACCTGTCAAGCTGTACAAAATAATCTATACAGTCCTTCTTAAGAATACCAAGCTTCAAAAGTGAAGCAAGCGGTAAAGCTGTAGTTACAGGTGTATCCCGTTTGAAAAGAGGGAACGTAAGTCCTCCGCCATATACAAGGGAGGTGAGTGTAGACTCTGCAAGTACATTCTTAAAGTTATGCTTAGTTTCAGCACGTTCGTTTACAACATCCATATTCTTCTGCGAAAGGTGAGTGTTTTCAATATTGCAGCCGTTAAGAAGTATGGATTTTGATTTCTTGTTTATAATAGTTTCAAAAATACCTTTCTGAGAATAAAGTGAATTGGCTTCCCACGGTGAAATGTATACGTTAGGGAGTGAAAGATTTGCAAGTGCCGGGTCTGCGGGACTGTTTATGTTCCACCTTCCGTTTACGATAGCATCCCTTATTCCTTGAGGTGACTGTTCCCTTTTACGTATTTCTTCTGCCGTCATAGGCTTCTTAGACTGCAAACAGTCCATTATTATACCTATGTTTGCATTTGCCCTCGCTGAAACCGTCTTTACCGTATCTAAGGCAATACCTGATTTTCTTGCTACTTCCTCAGTGTCTTTCCTTACGGCATCCTCTACAAGCCCCTGAGCTTCCTCAAGAGCAGACATAGGCATACCTTTGAAACGTGTAGAATCTGTTACTACAACTTTACCTTTCTGGTAATGTTTCACTGACATATTTGAGCCGTTAAGAATCTTCCGTAATTTACCGTAGTCTACCATAACTTTATCCTACTCCTAAACTACCATAAAATCAAGTGTGCTTGCCTGTATTTGCATCCGTTGTATTCACAGCCTGCTTCAATGGTATACCCTTAAGCTTTGACGGGTCAAGTATGTTAGCCTGTACTTCAAGCTCCATAGCATCAGCCCCACGTGCCCGTCTTGCCTCATAAAGACGTTCAAGTGTAACACGATATAAAGGCTTAAGTTCCTTTTTCCAAGAGAGAAGATAATGTACTACGTATCCAAGACAGTCTCCTTTATGGTCAGGTGCTCCCTTACCGCCTTTGTTCGGCTGCCCTGTTCTAGGATCTTTCTGCCACGTAAGAAGGGTAGTTTCAAGCCCTTTACACATAGGACATATAAATAAGTGCTCAGCGACAAAAAGCTTGTTGCAGGCAAAGTTTCTATCGCTTACAAGAGGATTACATGAACGGTATGCTATCTTTATGTTAAAGATATGGAGTTCCTTTTTAAACTCTACAAAGTGTTCCTTATATGTCATGTCCGGTATCCACAATATGTCATTTTCAGGAAAATCGTATCTGAATACTTCAGGAGCTCGTCTTATGTCCGGGAACTCATAGTCTTTTATGGCTATGACAGCCTGATTTATAATACAGAAAGCAACTGCATTATTGCCGAAAGTATTAAAGTCCTGACCTATGAATACCGGAAGCTTATTGTCCCTTACATATTCATACATATCTGAGTCAAGTTTATTTTTTTCAGGATCATAATCTGGAAATACAAGTCCAGAATCAATAGACAGAAACTTACCTTCCAGAAGACAGTCGCGTTCTTTCTCATTGTAGATAGAGTACATATTATCTACATAATCTTTAGGTAAATATATGTTATCCCTAGTTCTTGCCCTCATAAGTACGTATCCAATACCTGACTTCTTAAAGTGCATGATTGTCTGATATGTACCTTTTAGCCCCTGAGATGAAGTTGTATATACCATAAACGGTGTACGGAAGCCTTCAATCTGCTGTCGGCAACGGTCATTTATTGATTTCACTACAGCCATAGCTGTCTGAGTATCAAGCTCGTCAAGCTCATCCACGTACGCGCAACAGCATGAAAAACCGTATATATTTGATTCATCTTCATCTGGTATTAAAAGAAGTTCTACATTCCCTACAGTAATAATATTATGAGCCTTATCATAAATGTACTCTGAATTAGTTTCCTTTAAGTCCTGTTCCAGAAGTCCTGTAAGAGTTTTCTTCATGAAAGTAAGGTTCTTAGAAGCTATAAGTATTTTAGGATTGTGTGCTTCCAAGTCTTTTTTACCTAAAACCTTTTTTATTGTTGACTCAATCGCCTTACACAGGGCAGAAGTCTTCCCAGAGGCGTATCCGGCAACCAGAAAGAAAAAGTTTATTTCAGGGAACACATAAGGAGCCTGTACCAGTTGTCCCTGATGAGGAAGGAGCTTTACAAGATTCATAGTGTCAATACCTCCTTTTGTTTTTCTGCAAGCTCATTTAATCTCGCTTGTGCATCAGCTTTTAATCTAGCTTCAAATGAATCAGTATCATCATTAACACCAAAATCGTTACCGAGTTCTCTTGAGTTCCCGCCTTTGTTTACTTCCACCGTATCCAGAGCCTCGAAATCTTCACGCTTCATTGCTATAAACGTTACATTGAGAGCATTACTTTCATCTTTAGTGATATTAAGGTCTTCCAGTAAAAGTTTCTGCTTCATTTCCAGTGCTTTAAGAACCGTCCCGCTCTGGTCTGTAGGTTTTTCAGAATTAGCATAAGTTCCTGCAAGAACTGCATCCAGTGTTTCAAGCTGCTGTGCAAAAAGAGAAGCCCTTATGGCTTTTGTTTTAGTCAGATAATATTCATCTTCAAGAAGGCGTACACGTATGTCTTTAGGTACCTCACACATGTCCATTGCCAGTGCATCTTTATAAAGTACCTTAAACTTAGATATGACTTTTTCCCGCAGCTCTTCATATTTTTTCTGTGTAACCGTCATCTGCTTTTCCCCTACATTTTCATTGTATCATATTTGCTTTTATTTTTCAAATACTGTATAGTGTTTTTAAGAGCAGCTTTTGTAATGTGCTTCTCTTTTCCTTCTGCGGGGATGTCAGGTAACTGGCATCCCTTTTATTTTATGTTTTGACTAAATGTTATTTATGTTAAATAAGGTTACTGAGTGTTGTTAGATGATACTTATATTACACTTAGTATAATATGCTAATTTTCTCCACTGTGCACGGAAAAGGGTATCACCAGCGTCCCTGCTGCCGACAGTAAAAATATCGGCAGACAAAACGCGCGCTTTATATCATGTACACATCATCTTGTGCGATGTAAGTAGCCACAATATAATTATATCTGTCTTTTTTGAAATAAAATAAATTTCCGCTTTTAAAAGCAAATTCTAGATCCATTTTGCGATCATAATCAATGACTTTAAACTTATTGATTTTTTTGCGTGTCCTGATTGTTACTAACATAAAAAAGCCTCCTTAAATTGCTTTATGATTATATTATACACAATATAAAATAAATGTCAATATAATTTTTTGTTATTTTTTCAGAATCAGAACAAAAAAAGCCGATTTTATCAAAAAAGGTATAAAATCGAGTATCAATAAAATTATATTTAATTTTTTGCCCGCAAAAAAATATTAAAAAACAAAAATAACAAGATTTTAATAACTTTTTAATTTTTGAAAATAACAAGATTTTAATAACTTTTTAATTTTTGAAAATAACAAGATTTTAATAACTTTTTAATTTTTGAAAATAACAAGATTTTAATAACTTTTTAATAAAAAATCCTGCAAAAACCACTATACAAAAACCACTATACAAATATGGGCTATTTTTAGGCTTTTTTATTTTACACTTTTTATTTTACGAAAAACTTAAATATAAAAATGTATATACTCGATTTTATACCTTTTTCAACTTTCTTCTATTATATGCACATTTTTCTAAAATCAAAAAAAGTATAAAAAATAGTAAATATTTTTTAAAAAAATCTTGACATTTTATTAAACTTAGTATAATATGATTATAGTGATTGATAATCACTATACAAAATATTTTACCATTTACGGAGGTACCCAAAATGAGAAAACTAAAATTATTATCAGTACGGAATCAGAAAAAGATGTACAAGGGGCTTGAGGCTTATTTGACTTCAGTTATCGACAATGAGGAGTTTTTAAACACTTTTAAAAAAGTGTATGAAGATGCAAAACGTGTTGAATTGTATGCGCCACGTCAAATTTTCACTGTCGGCATGATTGCCGATTATCTGCGCGGGCTTCCGTTATGCACGGAATATCTTACATATAATATATGTAAGATGCTTTTGTCTTACATTGGTAAAAATGAAAGCGACTTTGACAAACTGGATAAAGATTTTGTTGAATCTGCTTATGATTTAGACTGCTTTTACTGGAATACTTTAGCGGTAATTATTTACCGCAAGGCTTGGCGTTAAACCAAAAAGGGGCATTTTTGCCCCTTAAAACTCATTTACTGGAGGCTTTAGCATGAAAAAATTAAACAAGTTAAATTATAATGATCTTTTCGATGGTGTAGAATTCTCTTTTAATAAAGATTTTATCGGCTTGTATAAAAAATGAAGATATTGAAAGATTGATCAGTTACGTAAATTTATGCAATGAGGAAAACAAAAAGCATGAAAAAATAAATAAGTATCTCATGAACGAAATAAAAGAACATTTTATTTTTAGGCTTGTAAGGAAATAAAAAGCATGAAAAAATATTTTAGAAAAAATGAAAACTTTACTTGACATTATATTATAATGGGTATAATATAATATTAGAAGATGAGTTTACCACTTAGAAAATATAAGTGGTAAAATATCAAAAGACAATTTACGGAGGTCATAAAATGACAGACTATGAAAAATGCAAGTTTTACTCAGTGAAGTATAAAAGCACTTCAACAATGGGGAATCCTTCTTACTGGATATGTTTCTCTGATTCAGAAGGTAATTTTCACCGTGGCTATACGGCAAGCAATGCAAGTGCAGGATACACCGCTAATAACTACCAATATGCGGAAAACGGAAGTCCTATATATCTTAAGTATCACTTCACAAGAAAAACAGGGGCTTGTATTATTGACTTTATAAAACACAATACTCCAGTAGAAGCAGCAGAAGCAACAAAAAATCAAAACTAATTTTCTAGTTTTGATTTTTGCAGAGGTAAAAATCCAGTAGACGATTTCAAGTCACTGGATTTTAGCAAGGTAAAAATATCAAAAGACAATTTACGGAGGTAAAAGTATGGACAGAAAAAAGAAGTTTCTGACAATTCAGAACAAAAAGAAGTTAGAGGCTTTTCTGAAAGACTATTTAAAAGAAGTCTTTACAGAAGAGGAATATATAACAGACTTTAAAAAAGCGTATGCAGAAGCGTATAGAGTAAAAGTTTACGGAGCTAGACGCTTTTTAACGCCTGAATATATTGCAGACTGGTTGCGGGGCTTACCACTTGGCACTGAATATGCGACATATAACATTGTCTGTATGCTTTTAAAAGCAGTGACTGGTTCAGAAGACTATGCACAATGGGAAAATTACGCAGAAGACGACTATACCCTTGACTGTTACTACTGGGAGACACTGGGAAAAATCATTTTCACGGAAGCAAGAAAAATAAAAAGACTGGAAAGACTTAACGAGGAGGATTGAAAATGACAGAGTACAAGGTAAAAATATTTAAAGACAATTTATGGAGGTAATTTTATGGAAGTAACAGGACTTGAAAAATGGGGAAATTCTCTTGTAGAAGAGAAATTGAGCAACGGTAATACAATCTATTACGTTGAAAAAGGCGGAATGTATTTTTCTGTAGGGATTTTCTTGAAAGAGAAAAATAAACTGGAAGTTTACAACAATGTAGATGAAACGCTTATGACTATTTTACTTAATGCTTGTGTTTATCATTTTCGTATACGTATTTGGTATGGAGATGCAGAGACTGGAAGAAGTTGGAATGATGAGTATGATGTTGCGGGAAGGATTGGAAGAACTACCGGAAACATTACAATCCCTATTCTAATAAACAATAAAAGAAGTTGGGGAGGTGTGTCTGTTTTAATTGGATCTATTATTAGAATAGATGCTATTAAAGAAAAAAGAACTTTGTGGAAAGTTCCTAATTTTCACGTGGAAGACATGAAAGTTTGTGAAGTTTCAGGAGATGAAAACTATAAATATCATGTATTAAAATTATCAGAAAACAGTGGAAAATGGGAAGTTCAGGCAAGTTTTAAGACAGAAAAATATGCTCATAACTGGATAGCCTTTATGCGTGGTGAACGTTATGCAAAATAAAATGGAGGTTTGAAAAATGACAGAAGCAAAAACTGTTGTAGTAAGTGTACATGAAACACTGACACGCAGAGGAACGGCAATAGCTCATTGCTCCAGTGAAGAGGAAGCGAAAAAACTTGCCGGAATATACAGAAATCTAGGAAACATTGTTAATGTTTATTCTGAAAAAGAATATAAGAAACTTGTATTATAAATGGAGGTTTGAAAAATGGCAGAGGTAAACATTGTTAAAGACATTGCAGAACGTCTTGACGGATGGCAGACAGAAGGCACAGGTTTTTATCTTAAATCAATATATTTTGATTCAGATAAAAGCATAAGGGCTATATGTACACCTTATGCTAAGGATGCAAAGAAAGCAGAAGGGGACAAGGGTAAATATTTTGCCCTTCTTCTTGAAAGACTTACTGAACAATACAGAGGTAGTCTTGCTTTTGAACTGGAACACATTTCAAAAAGCCCTGAAGGCTACACGCTTGTTCTGAAATATACAGAGGTTTCAGAATGAAAAAAGTAACGGTTGTTTTTCTTATTCTTGTACTTGTATACAGTCTGTATCACATTGCAAGGTTTTACAGTTAAAATATCAGTTTACCCGTTCTGAACAAAAACGGGTAAGGAATAAAAATGAGTAAATATCTCAAAGGTAAAAATAATGCAAGAGATGAAGCTGTAAAATGGCAGGCAGAGTTTTCTGAACATGATTATAGCTATGGAGAACTGGCTTATTTTTCTAATTATTTTGAGACAAAAGCTAGACGCTATGGGCTTGTAAAAGAGTTCAGGGAAAATGGCATCATATAAATAAGAGGTGTGAACATGATTAAAGAAAAAGAGGAACGGCATCTTACTTCTGAAGACAGATGCTTTATCAACGGAGAAGCTGCAATAAAGCCTTATTATTACTTCAGGAATGGTCTTCTGCATGTAAGGCACACTGTAGACAGAGCTATGGATTTGAGCAGAGAAGAATCTTTAAGGCTTAAAGAAGAACTTACACAGGATCCCGCAAACAAGCAGATAATCTTGCAGAAGGCATGGAACTTCTATGCAGATTTTGTAAAGAAGGATATAATCAAAGACGGGCTTAAAGCCGGAGATGTACGCATCAAGGAATTGACTGATGAATACACGTGTAAAAAGCATAATATTTAATGAAGAAGAACACAAATATCTTCTTGACGGAAGGGAGCTTTTCGGCGTTACCGGAGCAATAGGAAAGCTCATGGGAAAAAGTTTTCCTGATACTGATACAGTAAAACTTGCTGCAATGTACGGTTCAGACATTCATAAGGAAGTTGAGAACTACTATAATGCAGAAGGAAAACTTTCCACAGACGGAGCAAAAACTGTAGTAAAAATCTTAACAGACTTCATGAACGGAATAAAAGATGATAACGTGACAGACGTTTCATGTGAAGTCATGGTGTCAGACTTTAAGAGCACGGCAAGCAAGGTAGATATAGTTCTTAAAACCGGAAAGGGTAAGGCTTACCTTTTTGACATTAAGACTACAACTCACTTTGACAGAGCATATTGCAGCTTGCAGCTTTCAGTGTATAAAAAATTATACACCATGTGCTATGATGAAGAAGTTTCAGGTCTTTATGTAATAGGAACTAAAAGCGGAAGGCTTTTTAGAATACTGGAACAGGAAGCAGGTAAAGTCCAGAAGATTCTGGATATGAATAGAGGCATTTAAGGAGGATAGAATGAAGGTAATTTATAAGACAGATGACGGAATGGAGTTTGAAGATAGGATTCAAGCCGAAAAGTATGAAAAACTTACAAAAGAGAAGCTTGTAATTGATAGTAAGGAGGAAGTAAAACTCATTCCAGTAAGTGAATTGAAAAACATTTTTGATGTCGGTTCTGTATGTAATTTGTTCTTTTATCTTAAGGACGAGGACGGAGATGTCGTGTTGGACGGTTGCTATGAAACCAATGATATTGATAATTCAGGACACTTGCACTGTACTGATTATGCACACGGTTTACTGGAATGGTCTGAAAAGGAAAAATCATATTACCGAACTGTACACGGATACTCATGGAAAGTTGAGCTGCTGGGTATATCAAAAGTAAGTTATAATTAAGGAGGGTAAAGTTGGAAGGTAAATACTTTAACAGATGGAACAGGCGGGAGTATACTCTTGTCAAAGACAAAGGTTCAACTGTAGTGTTAAGACGTGACAATGGAACTGAACTTGAGATAAATAAAAGTGAACTCAATTTCAGTTATACAATGAAAAAAGAAAAGTAAAAATATTTTTATTTTTCTGTTGACAAAATAAAATAAGTGTAATATAGTATAAGGGAAGTTAAGGGAAGGGAGTGCTTCAAAAGCCTGAGAGCCGACATGGAGATAAAATACGCATGTTCATAAAGGCTGCATGAACGGGTGGCATACGAAATAAGAGATGCGGTGAAGCACTCCCTTCCTTAAAACTTCATATACCATATACGGAGGTAATATTATGGCACAGACAAAAGGGACAAAGAAAATGGAAAAAGCTGTTATTGCAGAAGAAAAGAAGGAAGTAGGTTTTGGAGAACTGGAGCTCAAAATTGCAAAGCCTTCTTTGAACGCAGACAAGACACTTTCAATCTCAGGGAACTTTGAGGAGCTTGGTAACAAGATTCAGAGAGTCGTTGACAAGTACAAGAATGAAGTTCTTACGGAAGAGAACGTAGGCTACATCAAGAATCTTAAAAGCCAGTTTGTTTCCCTCCGCACCGGAATTGAGCGTGAACGTAAGGAATACAAGAAGGTTTACCTTGATCCAGCAACAAAGCTCATAAATGCCATGTGTGATGAGCTTCAGAAGATTGTAGCTGAAGGTGAAAACGCTCTGGGGGCGCAACTTGACGCTTACGACCAGAGAAGAAAAGATGAGCTTACTGTCATTCTGAACGAATACAAAGATGACGCTTCTCTTAAGCACAATCTCCGTGATGAATATAAAGACCAGATTCAGTTACTTGACAAATACTACAACAAGACCCAGAATGAAGAAGACTCTGCTGATGACATTGAACGTCAGGCAGCTGAGCTTGAAAAGAAGCAGAGGGAATATGATTCTGGTGTAGCCCTTATTACGGCAGAGTGTAATGACGCCGGGCTTTTGCCGGACTCTTACCTTCGTGAGCTTCAGTATAAGTCTGCTACGGAAATAATTCTTGAAATCAAGCAGGACAAAAAAACGGCAATGGAACTTAAAGCTAAGGAAGAAGCAGGTGAAAAGATTGTCATTGGTGAACCTGTAACAGAGGAAGTCAGGGAAAAGGTACTTCCTTCTAAAGCAGAAGAGCCTTTACGTACACGTGTGCTCAAGGTAACATATAAGGCAGAGCAGGCAAAGCTCATGGCTTCATTCTTCCGTGACAATAAAATTGCCTTTGAGTTTGTAAATTAAGGTGGGAGACATCGGTGGGAGGTGTGCACTGTCAGTGCATGTATATAAACTTAATGTAAGGAGGATACCGTGAAAAACTTTTTCAAAAACTTCTGGGTACAGTTTGTCGCATGGGGATTCATTATCCTTGGCACACTGGCTCTGATTCTTGGCGGAACTTCAGTGGAAGACATTGTAAAAGTTCCTGAATACGTTGTAGGGATTGTTGAAGCGGTAGGTCTTTTGATTGTATTCATTAAACAGATGCTTACAAAGAAAGACACCGCAGGAAAGTAAATGTTCCCTTGTTGTAGGGTTACAGTCTTGACAGACACTCGGAGAAATCTAAGGTGCACTTAAAGGGGGCTATGGGTATTAGTTTAGCACTCAAGGCTGTAACTTAAAGTTGGTGTGGCTTGTAAGGAACTTGGAAGAGACTTTATTGGAATTGAGCTTGATGAGGTATACTTTAAGATAGCTAAAGACAGAATTGAAACAACTTGACAAATAATACTTAGTATATTATATTGGGAATATCCCTCGTATGAGGGTATAAAATACAACGCTGGTCAGTTACCAGCAGATAGGAGAAACTTATGTCAGAAACAAAGAATCAGACAGAAGGAAAGGAAATCACTAAAGTAAGTGATGACGAATTGGCTGGACTTTTGGCTCAGAACCAGAAGCTTCAGGAAAAAGAAAACGAAGGTGAAGGAGTAAAGGCTGACTACCTTATCCTTGCAAAGACTGGAACAAAAGCTTTGCAGCGTTCACAGAAGGACTTGTACATTCAGGGTCTTCAGATTGGCGACATCTTCCTCCAGAAGGATAAAAAGATTCTGGGAGCTGAGATTAAGGTAGTACCACTCGCTTTCATTACTCTTTATCAGGAAAAAGAATCAGCAGCTCAGGACGCAAAGTTCTTCGGTATGTGGAACAAAGAACAGGCTGTAACATTCCCAGTTGCAGACGGTTCTTATTTCAACAGACAGCTACCTAACGGTCATATCCTTGTTCCAGTGAACTGGGTTATGGTAACAGTAATCGGACATCACGAAATTGAAAACGCAGTAATCGCTTTCAAGTCTACTGGTGCTCGTATCTGGAAGAAGTTCAAAGAGGACGCAAAATCACGTTCAGGTTCTTCAGCTACTCTTGTTTACAAGATTTTTGAAGAAGCTTATAACAACGATAAGTTTAACTGGACTGACTTTGGCTTTGAGTACGTTGAAAGCCTTCTTGAATCAGACAAAGAAGAAGCTCTTTACTGCTTGAAGAAATCAAACGCAATCCGTGAAGCTTACGAAAAAGCAACACTTGTAGGAAATCACGATGTTTCAGCTCTCACTGCTAAGAAACCGGCAGCACTTATTGAAGATGCTTCTGATGCTTCTGATGTAGAAGACGCTTCAGATGATGACATGGAAGACGCAGGCTTCTGAGACGAAAAATAATTAAAAATAGTCAGAGCAAGAGTATAAAAGCTCTTGCTCTTTTTTAGAAGATAATGTAATCTAAGATTATCTTGTTTTAAGAAGGAAAAGAGAATGAATAAAGAGTACAGTTCAAAGAATCGTCTTTACAGAATCTGGCTTAACATGAAACAACGATGTAACAATCCGAATAATAAAGATTATGCTCATTATGGTAACAGAGGAATAAAAGTCTGTACAGAGTGGGAGCACTCTTTTGATTCATTTAGAGACTGGGCTATTAAAAATGGATATGCTGCTGAGTTTACTCTTGATAGGAAAAATAATGACAGAGGATATTATCCTGATAATTGCCGCTGGGCTACAAGAAAAGAGCAAGTAAATAATAGAAGCAACAATCTTTCCTTTACTTACAAAGGAATTACTCATACACTTGCAGAATGGAGTGAGATTTATGGAATAAATGCTTCTACTCTGCATGATAGAGTTATGCGTTTAGGATATTCTTTTGAAGAAGCAATATCAAAGCCAATGCCTAAAATAATCAGGAGCTTAACTTACAAAGGTAAAACACAGAGCTTGATAGACTGGAGTAAAGAACTCAATATACCATACGGTACGTTGAAAAGCAGATTGAACAAACTGCACTGGACTGTAGAAGAAGCTTTGACTGGTGTAAAGAAGGAGGAGCAGTAACATGGTTTCAAATGTAATTGTATTGCGTTTCCTTACTGTTTTTAAGGGGAATACTTCTTTCTACAATAAAAATGAATTACCAAAAGTGAAGCCAGAAGGTGGAAAGTTTAAGACTAAAATAACAACAGTAAGAGAAAAACTTACAAAAGAAGAAATTGCAAGACATCTTGATGGTGAGATAGGAATTGGACTTTCACCTATATCTAATGACAATAAAGTATTCTATGCAGCTTTGGATATTGATTGTTATGATAGTAGGCTTGATAAAATGTTGGGCTTCATAAGAGAATATAACCTTCCTATGATTCCTTTCCGTAGTAAGTCAGGAGGTTTGCACGTTTATATATTCTTTACAAAAGCTGTTTCTGCTCGTTCAGCAAGAGAGTTATTAGAGGATATTATTTATTATTTTTCTCTTGAAGATATTTATGGAAAAGGAAAAGTTGAAATATTTCCTAAGCAGACAGACTTAAAGGAAGGTGCTTGTGGCAACTGCTTATGTTTACCTTATTTTAATGCAGAAGAAACATACAATCCAATGATTGATTGTGATAAGAACACCTATGGTATTGAAGAAGCTTTAGATTATGTTCAGAAACACATGACGACAATGGAGGACGTGAAAAATATTCTGAAGAATCTACCATTTTCAGACAGCCCGACTTGTTTACAGAAGATACTTCTTGCACATCTTATAGGAAGTGAGGATTCAGGAAGGAATAACTTTTTATTCTCTTTTGCCGTATATGCAAAAAAGAAATATGGAAACGGCTTTGAAACTTATGTTCAGGAAGTAAATAATGGATTTGAATGTCCTTTAGAAGATAGTGTTATAGACCAGATATGTAATTCTGTAAATAACAATGAGTATTACTATAAGTGTAAGGAACTCAGTTCTTATTGTGATAAGGCACACTGTAAGAAAAGAGAGTTTGGTCTCGGCATAAATGAAAATGGGAAATCACATTTTACTGGAGTAGAATATGGCACTTTAACTAGAGTTCTTTCTGCTGAACCTTACTATAAGTGGCTTTTACGCTTGCAAGGAACTGAGGAATGGAAGGAATGTATCTTTAAGGACGAAGCTTACCTTCTTGACCAGAAGAACTTCCAGAGAGTTTGTTTAAGGTATCTTAATTATGCTCCACGGAATGTTAGCCCTAATGATTGGAACAGCACATTAAATACGGTGCTTCCTAATATCAAAACAGAAGTTATTAAGAAGGAAAGCGATACTTCTGGAATGAACATGATAAGGAACGCTTTTCTGGACTATCTTTCAAACAAGCAGGCTCGCAGAGACAGCCCTTACCAGATACGTGTTGGACTTTGTGTACGTCAGGTTCAGAATGATTCTGTGAAATATTACTTCACCCACAATGGCTTCTTAGAATACCTTCGTACAAAGAAGATAAACTTCGATTACAGCATGTTGCGTGAGACGCTTAAAATGTTCGGAGCTAAAGAAGACACGTTGGTTTATACTAATTCTCAGGATGAAATAAAGAACTTCCCCTGCTGGTCTAAGACGGATGATGACGAGCTGGAGGAGGCATACAAGGGTAACAAGGAAATTGAGGAAGGAGATAAGAATAACCTCGGTACGATAGGTGTAAGTGAAGCTTCAGCAGCAGGCAAGAATGAAGTTCCGGTAGAAGAAAAGCCTTACACTGAAGCTGACTTAAAGGATGCTGAGAGTCTTTTCTAGGAGGTGAGTATGTTGCGAAAAGTGAATAAAGCTTTGCTTATTTCAGATGTTGCTGCCTTCTACGAAAACTATGGAGCTCTGGCTGAGGATATAGGTGTAAGCCTTCAGGTTGAACATGAATGGAACTCAAAGTATAGGGTAAATGCTGATGTTATTATTTTAGGGTCTAAGAATATTAAAAGCCTTAATGAGTCTTACTATCCTAAAACGGTTCTGATTTTGAAGGAAGATGAAAGTCCGGCTCCGTACATCAAAATGGGAATTGCAAGATTCATATTCAACTACAAGAATAAGTTCGAGCTTCTGACAGCGTTATTCAGACCAGATCCGGTTATTATTCATGATGTGGATTCAGATTATGATGATATAATCAAGACCAGTGAGGTGGTGGACTTCTGCTATGGAGATTACGACTTCAGGTTTGACAAGAGCCAGTTCAGGTACAGAGGTAAGCTGATTTACCTGACAGATTCTTCTAAGAAGTATCTGGCACAATGGCTTTTGGATGGACATAAGGATAATTCAAAAAGAATGATTTTATGTAATTTAAGAAAGAAGTTTGGTAAGGATTTTCTTTCTGATATAGATAGGTTTGGTCAGCTCAAAGGAGGAAAAAATGAGCAGCAAAACAAAGAAAGTAGCTAAGGAAGTTGTAACACGAAGAATTGAAACTGTTGTTCAGGTTCTGTCTATCATGGAAGAGGAAGCTCGGAAGATGAGCTGGTTTCAGCGTTTTAAGTTGAGCCAGAGTTTCTTATGGAAGAAGAACATTGACGCTTTCTTCCGGACAGCAAGCAAAAACAAGAAGAACTCTTAATAGGAGGAGATTAAAATGATTAGGATAAAGAGCGAAGCACCTGATAAATATACTTTTATTTGTGATACATACGAAGAAAAGAACTTTATAGATTTACACCAAAATGAATTGTTCGATAGGTTTATCAAAATGCGAACTAATAGTAAAATTAGGAACCTTGATGATCTTTATGAGAAAGCAACAGACTTAGAGTTTGGCAAGGCATCTATAAAGAACTTTTGGTATATGTCTAGTGGACTTGAATGGACATCAAGTGTCATTGGTGTATTTCAAGATTTTGTGAATAAGGAGTACAAATTCCTTCTAAAGGAGAAAGTAAATAAATGAATAAAGAAGAAAAAATGACATACGAAGAAATGGCAGAAGCATGGCTTGATATAAGATACTTAAAAGATATGGGTGTTAGAAAGCCTTGTAAAGAAGCTTTTCTTGCAGGACTTAAAGCAGGCAGACCAAAGTGGCATAAGATTTTTGAAGGTAAACCACCTTACAGTTATGAGTACTATGATTTACCACAAGACAGACTACCAAAAATTGAAAACTTCTACTTTGTTAAATTAAAAAATGGGTTCATTAAAATATGTGAACTCAAATATGACTCTTGGAGTAGAAAGAAGAAATTTCACGATTTGCACGGAGGAATACAAAGCAACGTAGCAGAGTGGCTAGATTATCCTACTTGTGATAAGGAGTAACTATGACATTAGAAGAAAGCATTGAGTTTGATGATAAATATACAAACGCTAAAATTAGAGGTTTAGATAAGACTGCTTATTTTGAATCTCACGGAAATAATGATACAGAAATCTGTAAAAAATGTATTCACGGAGATAATAAAGGTGGTTGTGTAACAAGGTACGAATCACCGTTTAATTCTTTTGGTTGTATCAAAAATAATCAATTTGCACCTATCGAGGAGAAATAAAATGTTTGAAATGACAGAAGAAGAGTATGAAGAGTGCGAGCAGGCAGAAAGGCAGAAGCACGATGACATGGTTAAGGAACTTACTTACGAAAAGAGCATGAAAGTAGATATAGAGGTAGAAGAAAAATGACAAGAAAGAAGTATAGAGTAATTGACCGTAACGAGAACTGCGTTCTCCTGGAGACAATAGAATCTCCGAAGAAATATAAGATACGTGATATTGAGAATGACGACATTATGATTACAGTTGATAAAGAGCAGGCGATGGAAGCGTTCAATAAATATGACATCGAAGAAGTTAGGGCAGAAAAACGTAGAATGTTTGAGAGTTGGCTAGAGGAGTTCTGCGAATAATGTTTGAAAACAAAGAAGTAAAGATTCTGCTTGCCAATGCTGGCACTGGCAAAACTAGAAGGTTGATTGAAGAAGTTTCAAAAGAGCTGGAAACAAGGCGACCAGAAGAGCTTGCCTTTGTTACCTTCACACGCAAAGGAGCAGAGGAAGGATTGAGACGTGTATGCTCTAAGCTCATGTTTGAGCCGGAAGACTTACCGTATTTCAGAACGCTGCACTCTCTGACTTTCCACGCTCTGAACCTTAAAGGAACACAGATGTTCGGAAGGTTAGACCAGCGTAAGTTCAATAAAGAGTTCGGGTACAATGTGAACCGCTGCGAGGTTGACACGGGAAAAGTATCTGCCACAACGGATTCACTTTACCTTGACTTCTACGACATGGAGCGTTCTGGAGCTTTGACAAGCAAGCAGCTTGCAGAAGCTGATATTGAGAAGGCTTACTATAATCAGATTGTACGGAACTATGAAGCTTATAAGGCAAGGGAAGAGAAGGTAGACTTCTTTGACTGCCTTATTAAGTACGTAGAGAAGGGAGAAGCTTTACCCGTAAAGGTAGCCATGATTGATGAAGCTCAGGACATTACTGCTTTGCAGTGGAAGGTTATAGATAAAGCCTTCAGAAAAGCTGAGAAAATCATCATAGCTGGAGACGACAAGCAGAGTATTTACTCTTATTCAGGAGCCCGTCCTGACTTTCTGATTCAGCTCTCAAAGCAGTTTCCGGTAGAACATCTTTCAAAGTCATACCGCATACCTTACTCCATTTATAAGCTCTCTGTTGCTATCACAAACTTTATTGGTGAGAAAACAGAGCAGAAGGCTGCGCCGAGAATGGAAAACGGAGAGGGGAGGATAATGCAGCTTAATAGTTTGGAGCGTATCTTGAACTTTCTTGATGAATCCTGCATTAAAGATGACCCGGATAAGACGGCATGGTATATTCTTTGTCGCAATAACTGTTTCTTGGAAGAGCCTAAGAAGGTTCTGGAGGAAGCTTTGATTCCTTACTGGACTGCTGACGGTTTCTTTATGGGCGGAGAGATTATGAAGCGTCTCAAAGACTATGAGAACTTCAAAATGGAAGGTTATAGAGACCCTAAGAAAAAAGAAGATTTCCAGCGAAAGTTCGGAATTGAGGATTTTACTCAGCCGTTCACTGAGACCAATCTTTTTACTGAAGGTCGAAAGTGGGTATATGCTTCATACATCGAAAAGTACGGCTTGAAGAAGCTGGAGGAGATGTGTAAGTGGAATCCGCAGGTACTTGTGAGCACTATTCACCACGTGAAGGGAGGGGAAGCAAAAAATGTCGTTGTAATGCTTGATACGACCAGACGGACAAAAGGAAATGTATTCAACGACATTGATGAAGAACTTCGCATTTTGTATGTAGCTGTCACCAGAGCTAAGGAAAACCTTTTTCTGATTGACAGCAAAAACGGAGAGGGTTATGACAATATAATCCAGACTATCAAAAGTGAGAATGGCTTGGAGTGGTAAAAATGAAAGTATTAAGTTTATTTGACGGAATAAGTTGTGGAATGGTTGCCCTTAAAAGAGCAGGAATTAAAGTTGACAAGTATGTTGCCTATGAGATTGAAGAAGATGCAATTCAGGTGAGTAAGGAAAATTATCCTGAAATAGAGCATAAGGGAGATGTATTTAAGGCTGCTTACACAGAACAATATGATATTCTTATAGGTGGTTCACCTTGTACATACTGGAGCATAGCAGGTGCACGGAAAGAAGGCGCAAGGGAAACAAAGGCTTCAGGCTTAGGATGGGACTTATTTTCACAGTATGTGAGAGCTATCAAAGAAGCAAAGCCGAGATGGTTTCTTTATGAAAATAATGCTTCTATGTCAAAAGAAATAAAGCAGTGTATATCAGAAGCACTAGGATGCGAACCTATTGAAATAGACAGTGCTGATTTTTCTGCGCAACACAGAAAGCGTTATTACTGGACAAACATTCCTGTTAAAACAGGATGGACTAAATCCAGTGTTCTTTTTTCTGACATTAAGGAGAAGGATACTGACATTAAGTCTTTTGAAAAATACAAGAGCACTGTGCGTGTATCTGAAGACGGTATGTGTGTAAGCTGGGACACGTCAGGGAAAGGAAATTACTCTCAGCAAAACCGAGCGAGAAAAATAAATCAGAAGTGGAACACACTTCCTTCATCTGGAAGTGATAAAAATAATATATATATATCGGACTGTCTTTACAGAAAAATTACACCTCTGGAAGCAGAAAGACTTCAGACACTTCCAGACGATTATACTTCCTGCCTTAAGAGTAAAACAAGACGTATTGAAGTCTGTGGTAACGGTTGGACAGTAGACGTCATATCTTATCTTTTAGGAGGACTTAAAAGAACAGTTTAATCTTGAATGGTAATTATTTTTCTTGACATAAAATACTGAGTGTAGTATGATAAGAGATGAAGGAAAGGAGGAGATAAGAGAACCATGAGAAAAAGTAAAATATTTGATTTACAAACTTTTACATTTTACGCTTGTGGTCACACAGCTTCTGAGTGTGCTAATTATTTTGGAGCAAAAATATCAAATACAATAGCGTATGCTAAGTATCATAATATAAAGTTCAAGCCTAGAGATTATAAAGGTAAAGCAAACAGTAATTATAAGGGTGGTTACAGTAATACTCGCCTTTATAAAATATATCATGGCATATTAAAACGATGTAAAGATAAAAAGAATGTATGGTACGGAGGAAAAGGAATTACAGTAGAGTTTACGGACTTTACTGATTTTAGAGATTGGTCATTAAGTAACGGATACAATGATAATCTAACAATAGACAGAATTGACAGTAATGGGAATTATTCTAAAACTAACTGTAGATGGGTTAATTATGTTGTTCAATCAAATAATACATCAAGAAATATTTACTTAGAGTATAAAGGGGAGAAGCATACAATAGCAGAGTGGGCTAGACTTTATAATATATCTTATTCTGTCTTGTTTCATAGATTAGTTATTGGTTGGAGTTTAGATAAAGCATTAAATACAAAGGTAGGTTACAGATGTCAAAAATAGTAATTGGTGCAGATACAGAAACGCAAGATGAACTTCTAAAAACAGCTGGATATTCTTGGAAGTATGGGAAAGGGAAAATACTTTGTACAGCTTTATATTATGAAGCTGAAGATAAAGTAGAAGTAATTTCTGGTTTACATAACGAAAATAACAATCTTTCTGAAGAGGAAAGGAAAAAAGGTAATAATAAAATAAAAGCAATTTTACAGAACCCAGATGTTTGCCTTGTTGGTGCGAACATTATTTATGATTTAGGATTTTGGCTTTACGAGTATGAAATGAGCACCTATGACGTAAAGTGTTCTTTTGTTGATGTACTTCAGGCGGAAGCTATCCTTGATGAGTTCTCAGTTCATTCCCTTGAATCTGTTTCTAAGAAGTATCTTAAATACGGTAAGAGCAAAGACAGAATTGAAGACTGGGTAAGAGAGAATGTATCAAAGAAAGGAGATTTCCGTCAGTACCTTAAAGATGCTCCGTGGGATATGCTTGTTGAATACGTTTCTGGAGATGCTAAGAATCCGGTGAAGGTATGGAGAAAGCAGCTTACTTTGTTGAAGGAGCAAGACCTTTGTAAAAGAGCAAAGCTGGAGTTTGACTGCATTTTACCTACACTTCAGATGACTATGACTGGTATGCCTATTGACATTGAACAGAAGAAAAAGAATCTTGAAATCCTCACAAAAGCTATTGACAGTCTGCATAAGGAGTTCATTGAGAAGTATAATCTTCCTAAGTTCAGGGTAACGGCTTCAAGAGATATTGCTTCTTTTCTTGATTCACGTAATGTTCCATATAAATATAAGATTACTCTTACCGGATATAACGGTGAAAAGTTTAAGAACGGAGACGAGACAGACCGTGCTTACATGAAAGCAAAGCAGATTGTTTCTTCTTTCCGTCTTATGAAAGGAAAGCCGGTTGCCTTTGTTCCGAAAGAAATGGCAGACAGAACCTGTGAACTGCTTTCTGAAGAAGGTTTTTTATTTAATGCTTCTCCAAACGTGGATAAAAAATACTTTGAATCAAAAAGGGAAGCCTACCCTGAAGTAGACCTTATAGCAAACTGGAAGCTTGCAGAAGGAATCAAGTCAAAGATTCTCGGTGAAAAGTACGACCGTTTCCTTTGTGCAAACTTTAAGGGTGAAACTGTAATCAAACCTCAGTTCAAGATTACGGACACAACGTCTTTCAGATACTCTTCTGTTATGCCGAACGGTCAGCAGGTTCCCTCAAAGGGTGGGTTTGGAGCTAACGGAGTAGAATACAGTTTTCCAAAGTTGACACGTGCTTTGTTCAAGAGAAGTAAGGGCTGTGTTTTTGGGAAGATTGACTACGGACAGATTGAATACCGCCTTATCTGTAACATAGCCTGCGGAGAATCGGGAGAAGAAGTAAGAAGACAGTATGCAGAAAATCCGCACATGGACTTCCACCAGTATGTTGTTGACCTTACAGGACTTTCGCGTAAGTATGCAAAGAACATGAGCTTTGGTGTAAGTTTTGGAATGGGGCTTCCTTCAATGGCTGAAAACTTTGGCTGGACTATGGAAAAAGCAGAAGAGATTTCAGAAGCTTATCATAGACACATGCCTTTTGTAGCCCCTACTCTTGCTCTTGTCGGAGATGTAGCAAAAGAAAGAGGTTACATTAAGACTGTATACGGAAGTCATGCACGTCTTCATGACAAGAAGAAAAGCTACACAATGCTGAATCGGTATACTCAAGGTTCTGGAGCTGAGTGTCTTAAAGCTTCCATTGTTCAGGCTTACAAGGAAGGAATCTGGAGAGCTCTTAAAGTTGCAAATACAGTACATGATGAGCTTAACATGCCTTATCTTGAACCTACAGAAGAGAAGATGATTGCCTTGTACCGTATGGCTGAAATCATGCGTACAGCTATGCCTAACTTACGCGTCCCTCTGGAAGCAGCACCGGAGCTTGGAGATAACTGGGCTTCTACTAAAGAGATTCCTATATGGGTTGAGTTAAGGGATAAAAATGATGTGGAATGGCTTAATGCTTCACCGGAACTTAAGCAGGCAGTAAATATATGTGAACGACTTCTCAAAGAAGGCAAAGTAAAGGTATAATGACTTATGGCATTTGAAGTAAACAATGTTTACACAACAGTAAACGCACAGGATTGTAAGTTACATGTGTACGGGTATTTTACAAACGATTTAGAAAGTCTTAAGCAGACAGTGCAGAACGGTAAATCTAACCTTAAGACAATTTATGCAGAGCTTGAAGGTATATGCAGTGAGAAGTTTGAAAGGCGTTTTATGAGTCCTTATGGTGTCTTTGCTTTATTCTATCCTACGGACAAGGAAGAGAACATAATAAGATATTGAAGGAGGAAAAGATGAGGTTCAGAATATTGAACGCAAATCCTATGTTTGATTATAGGGAAGCCTGTAAGATAACTCAGGGAAAAGACTTAATGACAGACAAGGAACTAGTTAAGCTGAAGCATCCAAAAGATGAGGTTGAATGGTGGATAAAGCAGATTGTGGCAAATCACTCAACCTTAAGGTGCATTAAGTTCAGGCTTGTTGCAGAGCAGCCTAAGAGTGTAATTATGCAGATTATCAGGGCAACTAAAGGGCATCCACAGCCTGAAGTTCAGAGCTCCAGACCAGACTGGAATGGAGGTCAGGAGCGTTCTTCTGACCCTTACCAGCTCCGTTTATTCATGCAAGACCATACTGCTGAGAGCTTTGTGGAAATGGCAAAACAGCGTCTCTGCAACAGAACAGAAGAACGAACAAGGCTCTTTATGAGAGAGCTTGTGAATGAACTCAGACATTCTGACGAACCTTTCTTCAAGGCTCTGGGTTATTGCTGCGTACCTCAGTGTGTCTGGTATTCAGGCTGTCCTGAGATTAAGAGCTGCGGAATGAATAAGACAAAGATTTCCAGCTTGATTATCGACTTGAAAAATAAGAAGGAGGAAGAACAAAATGGCATACAAGAAGGCAGATTTTAAGCTTGAATCAGCTCCAGTAGTGAAAGTTCCGAAGGTCAGTAAGGCAGCTGCGAACGAAGAGAATCCAGTTGTTTTAAGCAGAGACTATGTTCTGAAACACATGGACGAAGTTCTTTACACTCCGACACAGCAAAAAATAAAGGACGTTCTGGAAGGAATGAAAAACCTTCTTCTGTATAAGAACCGCAAGTATGGAGATTCTGCAATCAACCCTAAGAAGATTTTCTACAAGGGAGACAGCACTAATTCCATTCTTATCCGTCTTGACGACAAGCTCGGAAGAGTTATGTCAAATACAGAGGAGAAACCACGAGTGAACGATGTAGCTGACATTATCGGCTATTGTACTCTCTTGCTTATCAGCATGGGAGTAACATCTGAAGATTTGAAAAAGTTTATGGACTAGGAGAAAAAGCTGCACTGTCTGAGCTTCAGGGGCTTACTTTCGCAGAAGCAACAGTAGGCGAATCTGAAACCCAGACAAAAACAGCAATGATCACAACAAACGGTGAAGTTGAAGTTAAACCTGACACCGGAAAGCTTCTCTCTAAGGTAACGGTAACTACGGCAGTCCCTAACAAGCTTTATGCTTACGGAACTGCTGAAGGTGTAGTTTACCTTAAAGCTATTCCTGCTGCGGATGCTGCTGAAGTTACAGCTTATGTCCCTTCAGCTACAGGACTTGCTTCAGCTACAGGTTCTTACACAAAAGAAACTGACACTGTAACAATCAGTACAGACAGTTTTGCACGTTATGCAACAGGTGATTTTACTGTTTAAGACTTAAAAAGCGTGAATATTTTTCACGCTTTTTTCTTGACAATATATTATATTGAGTGTATTATAGTTATAGGAGGTGAATGTGAAAAAGTTTTTACTTTTTATATGGCAGCTACCGCAGAATCTTTTAGGATGGCTTGTTTATATGGTAAACATGAAGTCTGTAAAGGAAGTATATGACGGTTCTCTGAAGGTTAAGTATTATACAGCAAAGCATGTAAGCGACAGGGGAATATCACTGGGAATGTTTATATTCCTTGACAGTGACAGAGTTGCAACTTCTATAAGAATAAGGCATGAAAGTGGGCATCAGAAGCAGTCTGAATACTTAGGTTGGCTTTACCTTATTGTTATCGGCTTACCGTCTTTAGTCGGGAACATTTTACGCAGATACATTAAGTTTGACTATTACTCGACATGGTGGGAGCACTCTGCTGATGTTTTAGGAGGAGTAAAAAGATGATGGATTTTTCAGACTGTAAGGATGAGCAACAGTTCAAAATGAAATATATCAGGGAAATCCTTGAGCCTCAGTTTGATGATGTTTTCTGCATTGAAACAGAAGAAACCGTGAAAGGTTTTCCTGATGTAATGTGCTTAAGCTGCATGGTGAAGGAAAGTGCTTCTCTCTGCAACTTTTTTGAGTTCAAGTTTTCAGACAGGCAGGGAAAAATTAAGTTTCAGCCGACCCAGCCTGCTTTCTATAGAAAACATGAAAAAATGAATATATGGATAGTGGCATATAATCAGAAAACAGGTAAAGTGGAAGAGTTTCCTGTATGGGATATAAGCACTAAAAAAGGTGAACGCAGATTTTATCTGAATGAAAAAGCAGAGGTACAGTTATGAGAGATATATCCTCTCCTGTTATAGTTCCTTGCAGAATATGCTCTGAACAGGAAAAAGAGGAAAGAGATAAAGCTATAGTTGACTACTACCTTACTAATAGGCTGATAGCTTATGGAGACATACACGAAGATTTGCCTGAAGTTGTGGTAATGGAAAGAGTAGAATCTTTCTGCCTCAAAATGTATAAACAAGATATGGAAAGAATAAGGAGAAAATATGAAAGCACCGATAGAACACAGTGAAGTACCTATTTATCGGACAATATTTGAAATTCCCTTCAAAGGAAAATATGTAGCATTGAAAAAGCCTGCTGTGATTGATATAGCCAATGGTACTTGGTTTAACTGTTTCCAAGGTGAAACACGTGGAAATAAGGTGAGGCATAAGAATAAAACATATTATAAGTTCAAAATGACTACAGTAGAAGGCAAAGTGGAAATAGTGTCCCACAAGGTAGTATATTTTGCTTGGAAAGGAAGTTTTGACTTTACTAAAGAGGTAGACCATATAGATAATAATGGCTTGAATAACTGTTTTCGTAATTTACAGTTATTGACACACTCTGAAAATGTAAAGAAAGATTTTGTACCTAGAGTAGTGTACCATAAGTTACAAGTAGAAGATGTGAAAAATATAAAGAAATTACTTGGAGAGCATGAACTTACTTATAAAGAAATAGCAGATAGATACAGTGTGAGTTTTTCTTGCATTGAAGCTATTGCCAACAAAAGACATTGGAAGGAGATATAAATATGAGAGCACTTATTATCTCGTTAGAAAGTTTCCAAAAGGGTCTTGTGCCTGAAGAAGTTAAAAAGTATATACTTGCACATCATGGGAACGTTTTTACAATACTGGATGAAAGTTCAAAAATAAAGACTAACGAACCGTGTAAGGAAACGAAAAAGAGCAAGCGCACACAGGCTGTAATGCACCTTAACAGAATAGGGCAGCGGTGTATACTTACAGGAACTTTCATGTCAAAAAGTCCTGTAAATGCTTATGATCAGATGAACTTTCTTCAGGCAGGTTTTTTCCCGGAAAGCATGTACGCTTTTGCTGAGAGGTACGTTATAAGGCGCTCCCTTCCTTCTGTACGAGGAGCCCGTGTAACTCTTCCTGAAAAAGATTACATGACAATACGTAAAAGACTACTTAAGTATTCAGATTCACCCTCTGCTCTACAGGGAGCCATTGACGGAATACACTCATTTTACGGGATAACAAGAGAGGACTGTGAACATATCCTGAAGCACCCTGAATATACACCATTTAAGAATATGGATGAACTGTGGAACAGAATCGGAAAAACATGCATGAAGTTTGACAGACGGGAAGCGACAGACTTACCGCCTAAAGTGTATAAGACTTTTGAGGTAGCACTTACAAAAGAACAGAAAGATTTATATTTACAACTTCAGAACCTTCATTGTACAGACAAAGTAACTGTAGATAACGGACTTAAGCTTTATCTACGTTTTCAGGACATCTGTAACGGATATGAACCTGTCGAAACAGAAGAGATATTGCCTAACGGACACCATAAAGTTGACCTTGTGCCTCTTACCGTAAATCCAAAGCTTGACATGCTTGAAGAGGTTATAGAGGATATAGGAAACAAGCAGGTAGTTATATGGTGTTCCCGTACAAAACTTTTATATGATGCTGAAAAAAGAATGAGGGAGAAAGGCTATACTACGGCAATTTACGATGGAAAAATTGACAAAGCCCTGCGGGAAGAAGGTTATAAGTCTTTCTCTGAAGGTAAAACGCAGCTTATATTCTTAAATCAGGCTTCCGGTGCTTACGGACTTGACGGGCTTAAGGAAGCAGATTACGCTATTTACCTTTGCAGCAGTTATTCTGTAGAAGCTAGGTTTCAGAGCGAGAACCGTATATACAGAGGTGAAATAAAAAGAAGCAAGTATATAATCGACCTTACGTGTACAGGAACCTGCGAGCAGCGTGTTGTTGAAGCATTAAGGCTTGGAAAGGAGCTTATAGATTCAGGTTATGTAGATGTAGAGTTATTCAAACTTTACACTTGACATTATACACTAAGTATAATATAATTTACTGTAGGAGCATGGATAATGTCTTTATGTATAAATTATTTTAACAGTGAGAAAGTCTTTAGTTTCCGTGACTTTTTCATACTTGCTCAAGGGAACATGTCATACAGAGAGTTTGCAAAAGTTACAGGGCTTTCTGTATTTGCAGTTCAGGCAATACGGGATGTCGGAAGGAGCAGCATACCTTCCCTGCTTACAGTACGGAAGATAGCAGCGTACACTAAAGTAGACGCTGAAGAACTGTGGCTTAAAGTGTGCAGGCAGGTATTTCGTGAAGAAAAAGATTTTAAGCTTCACAGAAGATAAAATTAAACGGAGGTCTTTATGATTCTTTTGATTTGTCTTATACTGTTTATATGGGGTATGGTGGGACTCTGCTCTGACTATGATCATGAAGCAGAAGTACGGAACAACATAAGGCGCAAAGAGAGAAGGCACAGGGAAACAATAAAAGCTCTTCAAAGCCGTAAGAGCCAGAAAGCAAGAAAAAGAAGGACACGTATCATAGCCCGTGATGAAAAAGGACACTTTCTTGCACAGGAAGTATGCGAGGTTGACTATGAGTAAAAAAGCATGGAAGCATCAGGTATGTGCCATTGAAGCATATTCAAGCTCTCCTTTCTTTGGACTTCTTTTTGACATGGGATGTGGTAAAAGCCTTACGGCTGCAAGAATTGCTGAGAATAAGAATCTTCCGGTGCTTATAATTGCACCTAATGCGCTCTGCAAACAATGGGCTGAAGAGCTTACAGATAAATCTCCTGAACGCATTACTGAAAAAGACTGGAATGTACTTGTGTGTACAAGTCAGAATAAAAATACGAAAAAGTTCAAACAGGCTTTAGATGAGTTCTGTTTTGAGTAGGAAAAACTATGACTTTAACTGAGAAAACAAGCAGACATTTGAATGTCCCTTATGTGTATCTTCCTGAGCAGAAGAAGTTTCTTTGTAAAAACGGAGTGCTTTTTTCTCTTGAAGAATACAGGAAAGGGATAGACATCAATGCAGAGTATGAAAGAAGGGAAAAGGAGGATATGCTCTATGATTACGCTTATGCAAAGAATACGGGACTTCTTCGTAAAAAGAGAGGTTATGCAAAGAAACAAGAGATTCTTTCACAAGATGTGGAAGGGATACGGGAAAACGCCACTGAAAAGACCCGATGTGATAATGAAGATAGAAACACCGGACGGAACAAAAACAGTGATATACAGAGGAGTATCCCTGAAGCTGAACTTTCCCGAACAGATAAAGGAGGACGGAAAGATATACTTAGCAGACGGAACGAAAATATCCTTGACAGACAAAAAGAAAAGCAGGGGCTCTCTGTCATGTTCATTGTAGCTCTTCTGGGATTCACTTCTCTTGTAAGCGGGTATATCTCAACGCTTCATACGGCAACTTACCTGTATGATTATGTAGACATATTGTCTGCATGGCTTATGAGTGCTTCTGTTACTGCTTACAACGCTACAGCTTTTGAAGTATCCGTTCTCTTCAAGAACAGGAAAAGGTATTTCCTTTCATTGATATTTATAACATTGTGGGGCATGGTAACTTTGTTCTCTATGGCAACTACCGTATCCGTATTCTATGACAGATTCAACTTTACTGAACTTCAAACAGCTCAGGAAAACAGGGAAGTAGATGCAGGAAAACTTTCTCTTGAACTTTTGCAGAAGAAGGAAGCAGATTTAAGGGAAGCCGTATCTTTCAAAAAGAAGGACATAGAATACAGACAGGAACATGATTATGCTACAACAGCCGTAAGAAATGAACTTACTAAACTGGAAGCTGAACTTCAGGAAAACCTTACGGAGCAGCAGAATATACTCAAAGCTGCGCCTGAAATAAAAGATACCGTAACTAAAAAAAAGGAAAGTCTTTTTGCTTTCTTAGGTCGTATTTTTAACATGGAAGGCGGAATACTTGAATTCATAATGTCTGTACTTTCAGCAATATTTGTAAATATTATATGTCCGTTCTCTATTGTTGCAGTAACGGAAATAAAGAAAAAAGCTAAAACACTTGACTAAATTATACTTATTATAGTAATATAAGTACAGGAGGATAAAATGAAAACAGTACAGAATACTGATACAGTTATCTTAAAGGTAAGCAAAAGTGAGCTCTTAGATAAAAAGTGGCTTAACTTTCAGCTTCTTTCAAAGAAACTGGCAAAACTTGAAGAAGATAAAAACTTGCCTTATAAAGGCTTGAGAAACAAAATGTACAACTCACAGGCATGTTCAAAGTATGTTACGTCTGAGATTGCCGGAATAAAGTGTATTGATGTAACTAACCCTATGAAAGGCACAGCTTCCTTAGAGCTTAAGTTTGAGGTGACAGAATGATATTGAATAAAATCCTCAGAAAAATAGTAATGATACCAGTACACCTTGTCATCTTAGTGTACACATGGGTGCTCGCCTTTATAACGGTTTCAGTTCCGACTTCCGCAGTATGCTTTGTCTTTTCTGCTATATACAGTATCCCGCATTTCCTGATTCAACATTTCTGGGTGATTTACCTCATTGTAACGGTGCCGATTACAATCAGCTACTTTGTGATTGTTGAAACAGGTAAATATAAGCAGGACAGAGAAGCTAAAAAACAATGGGAAGAGGCTTTAAGAAAGGTTAAGGAAAAAGAGCTTCTCAAAAAGGAAAAAGAAGCAGAGCAGGTTAAGCCTGAAGATAATAAAAACGCATAATAAAAGAGCCTGAGAATGTCAGGCTCTTTTTGTTTATAAAATCAACATTAAAATAATTACCGCAGTTTCGATTACAGTAGAAACGGAAGTAACAGTTACACAGAACTTAAGCTTCTTACTTTGTTTCTCTGCTTTTTCTAATTGCTTCCCGCAGGATGTTTTCAACTCCACATAATCGTTCATAACATCTGTCAAGACTTCCCGCTGCGCTTTCAACTCTTCCTGAGACAGAAGAAGATTGTTCTTTGCACTCTGTAATTCCTTCTTGGATTCTTCTATCTCTGTCATTATTTTCTGAGCTTCCGAGTCCGTCAGAATAACGTCCGCGTAACATAAAGAAGATAACGGCAAGAAGCACGACAGACAGTACAACACCGACAATGCAGAAAGCCGTCTTAATCTTCTGAAACACATTTAACCTTCCTTTGAAAACTTGCCAGTAGCTATAAGACCAGCTCCCATAGACACTACCCACTGAAAGTCAGACTTGCCTAAGAAGAATCCGACAAGCCCAGCAACTACAATACCAAAGCCCAAGACTTTAGTAATATCGCAATCCCATTCTTTGTCAGAGAACAAAGAAGTGAACCAGTTCTTTTTCTTTTCGTCTACCATACTATTTTCCTCTAAGAGTTTTCAGCTGAATCAGGAAAGTGATAAAGTCTGGAATCTTAGCAACCAGCATACCACCTACCGCAGCTCCGATAAATGCGATTACAGTCCGCCATTTCTTTGCGTCCTTCTTTTCGTCTGCATGTTTGAGAGTATCGACATCTCCAACCAGTGTTGCCTGAACGCTCTGCATATTTGTTATCCTACCCATAACACGGTTTTCCAAGTCAGAAAGGTCTCTCTTGTAATCAATTCTTACATCTGAGATTTCTTTCATAATGGTTTCCTTTTCGGTACGCTGAGATTCCTTAAAGTTAGCCATGTCAGTTTTTATAGAAGACACGTCTTCCTTGATTCCCATTAAGAGTTCTATGATGTTGATTTTTTCAGTCTGGTCTGACATGGCTCACTCCCTTAGTCCTCTGTAAATACAGCAACGTACTTGCAAGCAGATTCATTTTCTGCAAGCGGAGTAACTTCAGCTGTAAGGATTTTGTTTGTTCCAATAGATTCACCGTTTCTTTCCCAGTGGTCGAAAGTGAATCCTTCTGCTTCAACAGCAATAAGAGAGAGCTCTGAGTTTGCAGCAGCAGAGCCAGAGAGAGGGAAGGCTACACAACCAGCAGTAGAAGCTGCGGCTGGAGAAACTTCACTTGTCCATGCAACGTCAGCGAGCTTGAATGTAGCAGTGAAGACTGCTGTATCAACTCCAGCTGAAAGCTCAGGCATTGTAAGATTTACAACGGCTTCTTCGCTGATTTTGACACCATTAAGCTGCCAAGAGACAAACTCGTAGTTGCGAGCTGGAATAGCTTTGAGCTGAACCATGTCTCCTACGTGGATTCTTCCTGAAGCTGGAGTAGCAATAGAGCCACCACCATTTTCTGCTACGATAGCAGAGAAAAGGATTTCTGCCTTTTCGTCTTCAACAAGAGTGCGAACGTTTTCCTTTACAAGGAAAGCCTGAAGAACCTTTGATTCTGTATCTGGGATTTCCATATTCTCCAGAGCCTGAATCAAATCCAGAGCGTTGATGTCCTCAACGCTTCCGTTTTTGTGAGTAATTCTGTAAGCATTGTAGATTTTAGTCTGCATAAAAATACCACCTCATTGTATCTAGTTTTCCGTTTGCAACGGTATTTGATTTCCCGAAGGAATCAAAGATTACTTTCTTTGTTTTATTAAGCTGAACAAAATGTCCGAACTTGAACACGTAGCGACCAAAAACAACGGCTACGTTTGAAGGTATTTTTTCGTCAGCTTTGTGGTGAATATTATCGTATCGTACAGACAAAGCAAAGAACTCGTTTGCAAGAGCTGTGTGGTTTCTAACCTCAGCTTCTCCGTCATCGTCATAATCTCCGTCATGGTTAAGGTCTCCAGAGATATAACCCTTCTTCTCTGCTTCTTTCCAGATTTTGTTAAGTGCTTTACGTCCGCTGCTGCCTTCAAAAATCATAGGCGAAGCGTTCGCAAAACAAAGGAAAAGACAGCCATAGTCCTGAATTACTGGAAGTAATTCTTTGTCAGATTGCTTTATTCCTTTAAGCATTAAAAAGCCCCCTTACGATTCATTATAAACCGTAAGAGGGCTTTATGCAAGTTGTTAAGTATTACTTAATCACTCAACCTTTTTGACAGTTTTATTGGCAATTACTGAAGTAACGATACCAGCGATTATAAGAATCAGGGAGAATACATATCCGATGATTGCTGTTATCTGAGCTTCTGTGATAACTCCAGTGAGACCAGCAACGAAAGCTCCCAGTCCTACAAGAACCATAGACAGAATGACCAGCCAGCTCTTTGCTGTCTTGTCTCTGTCATTCCAGAGCTTGCCTACTGCAAGTCCAGCTCCGAACATTGTTACGGCAAAGCCTGACATCTGAGCGAGAGGGAACTTTGCGAAGTAACCGATGATTGCTCCTACAATGATAAAAGCAATACTAACAATTAAGAAAAGCTTGTTTTTCATCTTTTCCTCCTTAATTATATTAAGTGTATTTTAGCTCAGAGTAAGGTATTTGTCAATCTTCTTCAGGGTAGCTTGAAATGGAAGCTCCTCTTCGTATTTTTCCAGCTGCTCCATGACTACTCCAGAGCCAGTGAAAAAGATTTTATGTTCACCGTTTTCGTCAGATTCAGTGAACTGAACGATTGCATAGTTTTCGTGTTTGTCCTGATATTTTGACCTTCTGATTTTGTATTGCAGTATGCAGATTTCCTTATCCAGCAGCTCAGCAATCTTCGCCTTCTTACCGTCAAATACATCACCTTCATCTGAAAAATCACTGAACTTCTTCATTACACCAGCCCCAGCTTTACTTTAAGATTATATGAGTTGCAGTGCTTCAGCCAGCCCAGCGTAGAAGCTATGCTTGCTCTGCGTTTCTCTTCTGTATATTTAGGATAGATATGGTTGATTCTCCGCTTAACTCTCTTTGCAGTGGATTTTCTCAGCAGCATATACTTTCCGAAAGTCCTATATCCGCAGAAGTCCACTCCTTGCTTTGTATCAAAGACAAAAGCTTTGGAGAAAGTCAGCCCCAGCTCATCAAGAATGAACTTCTCTATTTTCCTTCTGCACTCATGCAGATAGGCTTTGTCATTGGAAAACAACATGAAATCATCGCAGTATCTTTCATAGTCCTTTATTCCAAGTTCTTGCTTTACATAATAATCGAGCTTTGTCAAGTAGAAGTTTCCGAACCACTGCGAGGTATAATTCCCGATTGGAGCGTTTGTCTCACCTTCAAAGGAATAGATTATGTCGTCAAGGACAGCCATAAACTTTTCATCTTTGATTATCTTATGAAACATTCCTGACAGTATATCATGTCTTATGGAAGGATAGAAGTGGTGAATGTCGCATTTGAGACAGTACTTGTTTCGTCTGACAAACTGCGAGCACCTTCTGGAAGCCCTCATCTGTCCTTTACCTTCAACGCAAGCGTAAGAATCATAAATGAAGCGGTCAGTCAGAATCGGCTTCAATATGTTCATTACTGCGTGCTGCACTATTCTGTCAGGGTAATAAGGTAACTTGTAGATTGTCCGCTTCTTCGGTTCATAAATAACCATTGAACGATAGGCAGAGGTATGAAATTTTCCTTCAATCACCATTTGCCTTAATGCTTCCGTGTTTTCTTTTCTATGCTCGTTGAAAGCAATAACTTGACGTTTCTTGCTCTTGCCAAGCTGAGATTCATGTACAGCAAGTTCAAAATTATCTACCGACACAAAGCGTTGCCACAAATTACTGTATGTTTTCATAAAATCGGGAAGAAAGATATTCAACAAGCTACTAACCTCTCTTCCCCTCCATTTTCATTTTCTGGCTTTCCGCCAAAGATTTATCCTCGGCTGGAGTTGACCCCAAAACTAAGTAAGTTTGATTGTAGCATGGAGTTTGCTTTTTGTCAAAACCATATCGAACCCCGACCTCCGATATTCGTATTCACATTCGAACGCACATTATTCGCATTACGATAGCGAGAACCGCAGTGAGTGGAGTTGCTCCAATTACCGCCAGCATGAAGGCTAGGTACTAAGGATAAGCCTTATTAGAAGGGAAAATCCCTTATAACCTTTTTAATATGTTTTTGCCTACCAGAACAATGGTAGGCAAAAACAGCGTGTTGCGAGCTCGTGCTACGCACTCGCTCTGCACCTTGCGGATTTACGCAGCTCGGATAACTCCAGCCGAACCCCGACCCCCGATAATCGCATACACACTCGAACGCACATAAAACGCATCACGACAGCGAGAACCGCAGTGAGTGGAGTTGCTCCAATCACCGCCAGCATGAAGGCAGTAATTATCCCAATACTGCTGACCAAAGCTTCCCTGACCGTCATTGTTAGCCCAGTCAGAAGCAGAAGCTGTTCCACAAAGCTCATCAAGCCA